GCAGTTTTGCAACACAGAAATTGGTTGACAATTTGGTAAGACGGCGTTATAATTAACACTTAGCAACAAAGGAGCGAACCATGTTGAAGCTGATCGGAATCGTAGCTGTCGTTTACATTGGTTGGATCACAGGCTTGATCCAGGCCACATTGATGATCACTGCAGGTGTACTGATCGCCATAGCTGGAGCATAACATGGGTTACAGAATCGTCAACGATGTGCTCCAGGGATACACTCCACGCAAGGGCCTAGAGGGACCGTTCAACATAGGTGGCCGCCCACTCTACTACGATGTCCGAGAGGGAGCCTACTACGATCCCCGCACTGATTTCTACGTGGATCAATCAGAGGTTGATTACCTGCACAACGAACTCATGCGTGTCCTGGAGCGAGCGTAATGGCCTACACAGTGATATATCCCAATGGCACCCAACAGCAGTTCTACGTGAGAGCAGTGGCTGAGATGTATGCTAACATCAATGGGGGCCGTGTTGTAGGAAAGCCACAGTTGATTTTGGTTGACAAATTGGCAGCTTGACCGTATAATTGACACATCGCAACAAGGAGCACACTATGGAAATCACTATCACTGTACCTAAATCCGCTATCAAAGCAGTCAAAGAGTACGCCAAGGAACTCACAGGCAAGACCCCCTCTAAGAAACAACTGACTGAGTTCTTTGAGCAGGACATTGAGGGACTTTACAGCGACACCTTTGAAGAGGGCATTGAGGGTTCCGTTGAAAACTATTTTGGTTGACAAATTGGCAGCTTGATCGTATAATAAACACATACACACACAAAGGAGCATGAAATGACTACAGCAACTATCGACGCAGCACAAGTTCAACAAGCACACGACAAGGCCATGGCAGCTGCCCGAGCAGCAGCACAGGCTTTCTCCAACAAGCATTTCAATGGTAGAGACGGGGGCGCATGTGGCTTTGCTTGGGTCAACGTCTACAAGGTACGTTCTAACTCCAAGCTGGGCAAGGCCCTGAGTGCCGTGGGATTCCGCAAGAGTTACACCGGCGGCCTGCAACTTTGGAACAGCTGGTGGCACGGTCAGAGCGTGGATGCAGCAGATCACGGCGCTGTGGCCTACGCAGCAGTGATGAAACAAGAGCTGGGCATCGAAGATATCTATGCGGGCAGCAGGTTGGATTAACCCTAAAAGCCCTAGGGCTTTTGGTTGACAAAGTAGCCAAACGATCGTATAATAAACACATACACACTAAGGAGCACACATGAAATCCAGCACAGCAATGTTCGTATTCATTACAGGACTTTTAGTAACCTTTGGCGCAGTAGGTGGCGTAGAGCAGAGTGTTACAGACACAGAGCTCCTTAGTGCCCTGGCAGTGAGTGTGGTGGGACTGCTGACAATGTATTGCGGTGTTTTGGCCCTGCGAGTGTCTGACTACTACGACGCTGAATAACATGGAAGCTCTAGTAGAAACCACAGGGGGCCAATTCCCCGCCCACACATACCTACTAGACGGCAACAACCTAGTAGCATATGTAAAGAAGGGCGAAACAACTCCATTCTACTTCAAGAATCCCATCAAAGGATTCGACAAGAGAGGCAGGAAGTTCACGCCAGGCAACAAGAACCTATTCACAACTAAGAAAGAATCAAATGCACGTACAGTTATTGGTAGTAAAGGGCAAACGTACACAGTCACCGAACAGTCATGTAGCTGTCCCGGATTTACCTATAGAGGTACCTGTAAACACATGGCAGAACATGTGTGATTACTTGAAGGCACAGGCATGATCCAACTACAAGGACTCAGCAAGCAGGACGTGCAGATATGCAAGCTGTTGTGGAACTGTGATACACTAGAGGCAGTGGACGCTATGGTTAACGCTATGCCCCCTGCGTATAAGAACCGTGCTGTTGTTATGCGTGAGCTTATGACAGCAGCACAACTAGATCAAGTAGAGGACGTACATGAAGACATTACAGCGTATCTGCAGCGTATTGCTGCTCTGTAGCACAGCAGCAGTCACGGGCTGCGCCACACACGATCGTAGAGACACAGCCTACGATCCAAAGATATCTCAGGGCCAGAGCCTGTTCGATCAGATGCCCAACTGGCAGCAGCAGTGTGGTGTCACAGTGAAGTGTCAATGAGCATCGTCGGTGGGTGAGGGGTGGGTGGTGGTCATGGTGGGGTGACCGGTATATGCACAGTATGTTAGTATGCGCTAACACAGTGCTATGGGGTCATAAATCACCACCTTGAAATGAAAAGTACTCCACCCAAATTTTTTACGCCGCAAATTTTTTCCAACTTCAAACTCTTTTTCTACTATGACGCACACACTACAACACAGAGACATTGCTGGCTGTCATCTCTCACCCGGAGATCATTGCCTAGTTACAGAACACAATAGAATCATTCTAGCTCGTGTTATAAAGGTCTACGAAGCCAGTAATCAACTACAGTTACAGCCATTAAGCAGTGATGCAGGTGGCCGCAGAAGCAAACCCAGTCTAAAGCGGATTCGTCGAGAGTGCTACAACGTGTATCGTATAGCGGACGCTGAAATCACCATGAGCATACTGCGAGGCGCTATTTAAAAAAACTGCGCTGTATTTTTTAGCCCTGTAGACCCATTTTGGGCTGCTAAATATTCTCATGCGAACACTATACACAATACTGAGTCTTGCTCCTGCTCCTGCATTCTTGCTAGGGTTTATCTACAGCGTGTTCACGCCCATGAGCATATGCGGTGCTTGGCCTTATGAAATGGCAGTGATGTGGTTTGTGATGTTTCTAGCCCATTTAACACCGTGGATACTACGAGCTCAACAACTGTACCTTACCAGGTAAGCTAAAACAGCAGTGATACGCACCTTGCAGCACAGCGTATGATTGCCAGTAGTAGATCTCCCACAAGTCTTGTCTATCCTTAGGACACCATACTAGATCGTGTATGCGTATCACACCCATGGGACCCTTGATGGTCACTGTGCAGTTATATTCACCTGTGCTGTCTACTAGAGTTAACATATACATATATAGTTCTAGCATGTAAATACACCATGCGCTATCACTTGATATTAGACAACGGTGCGATTATTCCATTCAATCTGTTGAGCTGTGCTGAGATATATCAACGTGCTCTAGGCGGGCGCATACAGTGTGTGGAAGACAGCTAAAAATCTGCGCTGTGTGCTCTGCACAAAAAAAATTTTGCGCTCGGCTTCGCCAGGAATTACACCGCTGAATCTCAAATCGCATATATACACTCAAAGGAGTAGAATCTATGGTAAAATATGATCCTCTAAAAGATCGCAGTGAAGAAATGGGTTGGAAGAAGGTACAAGATGAAACACCGCCCACAGAAGCGGAACAACAAGCATGGGCTGGGTACGCACTGTGGTTTGTGGTAGTGTTTTGCATAGTCTCGATGTTTGTGTTCATGGTGAAACCATGATAGGCTACATTTTATTCCTAGCGTTTTGGGCGGTGTTTGCTGTTGTGTATCTTTCACGAGACCCCACACAAGATGCTGAAAAAATACGGCAGTGTGATCTATGGTAACTTGGTTGATCTTAGTGCCCACTCTGCTGATCATCTCAGTGTGTGCAGTCGCCTACGTCTATAACATCAAACAAGGAAAATCATGACACTAACACAACTAATCGCAGCAAATCTCGCTGCCTTATGCTTATTATACTTGGTCTACAATCACATCACATTCGCCAAGATCCGTGAATGCTACGGCATGTGGTTCAAACGTGAATATTGGACGGACTATAACACCGTGGAGTTTCTATCCTGGTTTGCCAAAGCCACTATTATAGTTCCCGGATTGATTTTTGGTGTTTCAATATGGTGGCTGTACTTCTTTACACTGTTCACATCGTTGACCTTGATTTGGGCAAGTGAAAAGAAACTGTTACCTACGCTTGTGGGATTTAACACCATATGGGCGTGGATAAGCTGTATGGTTCTTGCACAGCATTTGGTATAAATATTCATATGAGCGAACAATATCTATTACCCATGGCCCGCAACATGATCACAGGACAGACTGTGAAAACTCAGGATCTCACTGGCACAAGATTCACACAGCGTCAGCGAGTTCTAGCTGAAGACACAGCTCGACAGTTGGCTGATCGTATGTCAGCTAGAACTGGCGACACATGGCAGGGTTTTGTGAAACTGTATACACCCACAGTACGTCAATAATTATCTGTACAGATAGTTCACTGTTTCTGCGTTTTCTCTGAACACTTCCGCACCGTTTTTCAGATGGAATCTGCGAGCCATTTCTGTTTTAGGGCTCAGAGTCACGTAAGTGTCAATTTCAGGCTGTTGCTTCTGAATTTCTTGCTGTGCTTCTTCTATCAGTCTACGGCCAGCACCAGCAGCATAACTCCAAATGGTATAGAACACCGCAGTATTGGTATTCACAGTGAGCTCTGCTAATTCATCTACATTGTGAGGAATTTGATTTAGGAACTTCACGCAGGTCACTGCCAGGGGCTGCTGGGTTTCATCGTCCTGCAACACGAAGATTTTTGAGTTTGAATTTACACGAAAATCCGCAGGCAATTCGGGCCGTACTGGATCGTCTTTGATGAGATTCATGAGATTGTCTCGAATGTCTGTGATGATATGCAGCATGTGAATTCCTAGTTATATGCGTATTTATTGTCAAGGTCAAAAATTGCTGATTTTTGGCGCAATCAAGAGTTGACTTAGTAAATATTGTACTGTATAATTAAACTTATATCAACCACAAGGAGTCCAAATGTTCGGAACAAATTATGTCAGTGACGGTACATTAAATTATCGTTCAGCAGAAGAAGTCAACTCAGCCATGGGTCGTGTCTACGGACACATGAGCCTGGCAGTTTTGGTGTCAATGCTGGTCAGCTACTTCGTAGGCACCAGCCCAGAACTTCTACAGTTCTTTTTCACAGGTGTGCTTAAATGGATCGTGATCTTTGCACCCTTGGCTGCAATCTTTGGTGTCAGCTATGTCTTGGGTAACAATCCTACCAAAGAAGTTGCTCAACTATGCCTACATGGATTTGCAGCCTTGATGGGTCTCAGCTTTGCAATGATCTTTGCTGTGTTTACCATGGGCAGTATTGTTAGTGCATTCATGGGTGCAGCCATACTGTTTGCTGTGATGAGCGGTTACGGTTACTTCACCAAACGCAGTCTAGACAGCATGGGCAAGTTCATGATTGTGGGCTTGATTGCCATTATCATTGCATCTATTGTAAACATCTTTATTGGCAGCACAGTCATGCAGATGGTAATTTCAGTTCTGGCTATCATTATCTTCTTGGGATTGACTGCGTATGACACACAACAGATCCGTGAAATGGTTTCAGTGGATACCAACCCTGCTGTGGAAGTATCGGGTGCGTTGACCCTGTACATGGACTTTATTAATCTGTTCCTGAATCTGCTACAGCTGTTCGGCGGCAGAAAAGACTAATCTAACACAGCAGTCTGTTGTTCTAAAGAGAGTTGGGCATCTTCCAACTCTCTTATCTTTTCAGTGATTTGATCTATCAGACCTAGATTACGCAGTATCTTAAACACCACGTTTTCCACTGAATATTCGCCAGCACGATCCAGTCCAGCTCTGCGCATTGTGGTAATCTTATCTTTAACTGCTCGTAATTTTTCAAGATCTTTTGCGAGCAGAGCCTGCTCTATCTGACTGAGCATACTGTCTTTTTTAGCTTCCACTGCTTGGTCATCAAACTCGGGTTCTGTTTTCTGAGGTTTAATCAACCAACTGTTGTTCATGATGCTGTAAACACCAGTGCTGTGATGCGTTTCTGATTCGCCTTGTACATAACACTCCACAGGCAGGCCTCGCACAGTGATATCATGGTATTCTGCCCACAGTGCCTTTTTCGCTGAAAAAAGTTCTCGCTGTGCATCTGAGACTTCGCCCTCAATGATCACATGCAGATCAAGATCGCTGTACTTGCTCCAAGTATAATTGGCATTTGACCCTGTTATAGTATAATCCTTGACATCAAGATCCACGCCTACAAAATCCACAAATGCTCTGGCAATTTCCAATAGTTTGAGACGTACTTTGCCGTCTAGTCTTCCGCCCTGCCATAGTTTGGGATTCAGCTCTGAGTTTACCGTGACAAAATCTGTTTGGGAAAATTCTCGCAGTCGCATGTTAAACTCCGTAGCGATTGCGTTTGGGTTTGGCCACAGGACTTTGTGTTTCTGTGCTCTTGGGCTCTCGACTACCTCGATCAGCGATTAATCGTCCTCGATGACCAGTGACTCTTTCTGCTGCATGTATGATCTCTTCCTCTTCAGGAGTATACGCACTGATCACAGCATGTTGTGACGTAGGACCGTAAGGCGGTTCTTCGTGGTTGGCCATAGCAACACCGAATCTATAGGCCTGATACCCATCTGAACTGGGCATAGTAGGAAACTCAAAGGTAGTATTCAACGCCCGACTCTTACGATCGGACATTTCTCGTTCAGTTATAAACTCTTTTGCTCGCATCCATTATTTAGCCCACATTAAATGATAAGCTACTAATGTCTGCTGATCGTAAAATTCTGCTATGAGCTTGAAATCGTCGTTGAGTTTATCTACCACTAACTGACATTTTTCCTTGGGCTGTTTGTTGATCCAATTTATTAGATCTACTCCTACAGTTTTGTGTACTTTGGGCCAGTCTACTTCTATTATATCTTTACCGTTGCGTGTGTGCCAATGATAAAGTTCAAATCTGTTACTCTTCATCTGCGTTCATGCTGTTTAAAATTTCACGAAGTTTAGTGCTTTCGACCTGTGCTCGCACCTTGGCCACAGGTATGCCTTCAGAGGGTTCTTCTCTATTGCTGATCTCAGTTTTACGTTTGATCTGTTCAATGATGCTGGATCCGCCGCGAGATCCACCATTTGTGCTTTCTTGTTCGTCTTCTGGAAGATCACTGATACGCAGACTTTCTAGATTAAATTCTAGATCAATCTTCATGCCCACACCACTTGATGAACGTGTCTTCATTAACTGAATTTGATAGCGTCCACGTTCACGCATAGCACGACTTGTAAAGATACCAAACACATTGTCTGCTGTCTGGATCTTAGATAAGCCACCACTAATATGACTATGATCAAACTCTACTTCTTCTACAGCACCACGATTCAACTGCGCCGCTGTCACAAACACACAGTTCTTTTCCACTGCTAGATTGCGCAGTTCTTCTGACACATACTTGTCTTTGATAAACAAGTCTGCTGGGCTAATCTTCTTGCTCACAGGCATCAACAAGTCTAAGTAGTCGACTAACAATACATCTACTTTCTTGCCTACTTTGATTTCATATTCTTTTAGATATGCGCGAATGTCGTTGGCAGTCTTACCTGAAGGCATATATTTGATCTGTAACATGCCTGACTTCTTGCCAATCATTTTAACTTTCATTTCAACATCATCTAATTCTTTGAAAATGTCTTTAGTCGACGTGCCTGTTATCATTGCATCGATACGCATACTGACCAGTGCTTCTGAAAGTTCTAGTGTTAGATATACCACATTCAAACCTGCCAAGGCCCAGTTAACACCTAGATTAGCCAAGAATAATGATTTACCTGCACCTGATCCACCTGCAAAGATATTCAATTCACCGCGATTCATACCACCAAACAGTTTACGATCCATACAGGGCCAGCCTGTGCTTACTTGTCCGTTCTTGTCTTTGATGCCTAACAGTCTGCCGCGAGGATCAGCAAAGTAATCTGTACCCATGTCGCGAGCAAGACCAATCTGTACTGCTTCTTTGATTAGAACCTCTACTGCACCGTAATCATGTTTTTCAAGAAGATCGGCTGATTGAATGATTGCACGTTCTAATGCTTTATGTTGTGTGAACTTTTCAAACTCATCCATGAGCCAAGTATTGTGGCCTTCTTTGATCTCTTCTGGTCGCTTTAAATCAGTTCTACAAGAAGCATTTACCATGTCATAGTCTGGCAGCACACTATATTCTTTGGCATACACATTCACAAACTCTGCGGCATCTTGTAGTTTTCGATCAAACAGGCTGTGATCAAAAATACCTTGACAGCGAACAAACACTTCTGCATCTGCCAGCATGAGTTCAAGATATAACTTTTGTATTTCGTATCCGTAATCTTTTATCATATAATATATTATACACTCTAATTAAACACAGGTAAACCATGCTTGGCCTGCCAATTCAGTCGATCTGCGTGATCATTGACCATGGGCTTGCCTTTGATGTTAAGACTGGTATTCAACAGCATAGGACAGCCGGTGAGATCATACCAAGTTTCTAGCAAGGCTCTAAATTCTGGATTATCGTTCTTGCCTACGGTTTGAACTCTGCTGGTGCCATCTGCATGTATGATAGCAGGGTATGAATCAGGTTTGCGACATTTGGCAGTGAACTGCATGTAAGGAGTTTTTTCTGTGGGCATTTCAAAATATCGATCTGCATGTTCTTCTAGGATTGCAGGAGCGAATGGTCTAAAATTTTCTCTGCCTTTGATCATGTTAACTCGATCCTTGACTTGTGGGCCTCGAGGATCTGCTACGAGACTTCTATTGCCTAATGCTCTAGGTCCAAATTCTGCACGACCACGTGCCACTCCGCAGATCTTATGGGTTGTGATATATTCAACAATTTCTCTGTTAGTGGCGGTATACCCCATATCGTAACCTAGATATGGTCCAGGCCAAGTTGTATGTTGTTTACGATCTGCTAAGACTGCACCTATACTGCTGCCGCTGTCTCCGGGCGCAGGCATGATCCATACACGATCAAAATACTTAAAGGCTATGTGATTAGCGGCACAGTTCAATGCACACCCTCCCATCAGCACAAGATTGCGACTGTTGGTAGTAGACATGGCTGTTTGCAGTATTCTTTCAAAAGCCAATTCATAAACTGCCTGAGTGGCAGCTGCGATATTAAATCGGTCATTCATGGTATTGAGATCTTGACGCCAAGACTCACAGCCACGATGTAGATTGTTTTTTATTCTAAAAGGCAATTGATAATCGTCATTAGGCAATGCAACAAAATCAGTTAACAGATCTCTGGTTAATTTATTAGGATTGCCTAATGCTGCCATGCCCATCAGAATATATTCTTCTTCATTGGGTTTGAGCCCAATTCGCTGTGTCATTGCAGAATACCACAGGCCGAGACTGTTGGGATATTCTACACTGCGCTGTTTGGTTAACTTGTCGCCTACAGCTTCCCATTGGGTCATTGTTTCAAATTCACCGATGGCATCAATTACCAGTACACAGGCATTGTCAAATTCACTGGTGAAATATCCTGCAGCCGCATGGCTGAGATGATGATCTACAGTGCGAACGGGTGCTGTAATATTATACTTCTTGAGATATCTCTTAACATTATTATCATGCCAGCCCTGACCTGCTGTCAACTGCCTTAGAGTTTTCCTCCATGGCTTTTCGTACCAGCATACACGATCAGGCTCGCCGAATGTTCTTGCATGATCTACTAACTTCTGATTGAGGTCAGGATCGTTTTTTACTCCGCTGAATCTTTCGCTTTCGCTGGCAAATACCAATTGATTATCTCGAAACACGGCCAGGGCAGCGTTATGGCTGGCAGCAGAGATTCCCCAAGTAATCATTTGTAGATAAACGGATCACGTTTACGTAGTTCTTTCAACTTACGTTTGAATCTTCGGTGTTCTTGATATCTGTTCCAAGGATAGAGCAGAAAATCTATTATTCTTTTAAACATTTTCTAATAGTTCCAATTTATGTTCTTGTTGCTTCTTGGCCATGTTGATTTTGATTTGCCCTTGTTGTGCAGTTTTTATTGCATCAACAATCACAAACAATTTTCCATACCTTAATACTGCGTCTGCTACATCTTTTACATCAGAGTCCCAGTTGGGCATAGCTATTGCCCACCCAAGTTCTGCTGCACGATCAAACAACACCAACCCCGCTCGATCTTGATCGGGAATTACAATAACTTCTGCACCCAAACTATTAATAATACGACTTTGCTGTTCAGCAATCTCATTGGTAAGCAGTGCAACACCACCGACTGCTAGAGCATCAAAGGGGCCTTCACATACAAATATATACTTCTGATTTTCTTTTTGTTGATCAAAGTTGAATACAAAATGAGGGTGTTGGTCTGAAAGATATTTGAGTTTACCAGCAGTTACTTTTCGTGCAGTATTCCCTACAACACGACCTTCCCACATAAAAGGAATTATTACTCTGCCGTCGTAGCCAGGAGCAGGACTCCAATAATAGTTACCGTCAAACGGATCGTAGCCTCGGCTAACAACATATGCAATAACTGGTTCAAGTTCGTGTTGGATGTCTTTCCAATACTTACTGTTTACCCATTCTAACAAAGGCATTGCACCTTCTGGTAATGGTTTATCTTCAAATGTCAACTGAGTCTGCTGCGCCAACGGTTGATACTCATTGCCTTCGGTTTTCAGTGCCTCAAACACTAATTCTTTGATAGTGTCTTCGCTGGCCCCCAACCATCTGCACAGCGTTTTCATCTTCTCGCCGATGCTGCTGCCAGGTTGCCATCCAGTGGTAAATTTGCAATTAAAACAGTTATAGACTACGCCATTACCGTCAAATCTTATACCAGCACGTTTGCGAGTATCTGGACTATGGCCTCTATGCTGGCAACAGGGTGCGTTGAATGATGTCCAACCTGATGGGCTGGATTTAGCACGAGGCGGCAGTAGTGTTCGAAATTTATCAACGACAAGAGTCATACTACAAGTATACTATCTATACAGTATCTTGTCAACGGTTCCTGTGTTGTTTGTTGCCGGAGTGTGCTTGATTCTAAACCAATTGTACTTGCCTGTGACGTTTTTATATTGCTCTGTGAGCAAATTTACAGTGGCTATGGTAGCCCATTTGGTTTCTCTAGGCGTAGCACCCTGAGCGTCAAGACTGGCCTGAATCTCTACCGTGCCTGTGTAATTGGTTGTATAAAATTGGAATGTGTGTATAGGGTATGCCGGTGATGTATTGGGTGCAGCATCTATGATTTCGCTGACGTACCACGGAAACGGTTCGTCTTCACCTTGAGTGAAAGGATTAGTATAGTTGAAAGTACTGACGTTTACGCTGTCTGCTACACCGCCGTATACATCTCCGGTAATCTCCAGAGTGCCCACTGTGGAGTATTGACTGTCCATATATAATGGCATTTTAGAAGTCACAGTGTAGTCTGTGCTGTCTACAGTAGATCGAACTTCCTTGATTATACTGTAATTATAGAATCCAATGTCAAGATCTAAGAGATCGTCGGCAGTGACTATTACAGTGACTTTGCCTGTGGCAAGATCCATGGCTGTGAAATCTTTCTGTAGTATTAAATCTTTAGTGGCCTGGCTTACGAGATTAAATACCAAAGTGCTGCCTGCGATGTTGCTGGCTTTTTGATCACTATTACGAACCTGGATGTCAATGCGATTATCAACACCACGAAATATTTTTAGATTTCTATTGTACACTCTACGATACCTCTCAGTTGACCAAGTGTCCGTCGGGGTGGTAAATACATCGAGTTTGTTGACATACAAATAAACAGGATTGAATTGCATACACTAATGGACCTTTAGCAGTATTTATCGAATGAGAATAACAACTAACCTACAAGAAAATTTCCCTTTTATCAGCGTTATAGTGCATGTCAGCCACGAATATGTGGGCATCATTATCAACCAAGATGCTCAGGTCACCAGCATGTACGACTATTCTGCTATAAAAACCGACGAAGAAAAACAGCGGTTTATAGAGCTAGGAGAAGCATGGTGGTGGGAGTCCAACAGGCAAATTCCTATCAATATCTTCTTGGCTCGCGAAATTCTTGATTTTAGATATGTGATCAAGAATTTCTCAACCAAAGATGTCAAACTTGTGCATGGGCCTTGCACCAGTCTCAACGATATTATTGTCAAGAGAATCAAGCGTAAATCAATTACTCTAGTTAGAAAGATAGTTTAACTGTTTTTATAACTTGTCAATGTAACGTCTATATTAATTACACATCTTAGTTGTTTGCTGGGCACGGTACTAGAATGAAAATGTGATCCGTCAAACATCACTACTCTTCCTTTTTTTGGAGATATCGTTTGTAATATCTCTCCTTGAGTCAGACCACTGATCCTATTGTGTGAGAAAGGATATTTTTGTTTCAATACTATAGTATCACCGTCCGAATCATTCACATAATACAATAATACTTTATGCGGTTTAGCATAATCTACATGGTATTCTCTTGCAATTGTTTCGCTGAGATTACCGCCAGGTAGTTGTAAAAATGTTCTAGCGTTGAAAATTTCATTAATTGAAATATCAAGTTTTTCTGCCAAACTATACGCCAAGCTTCTAAATATCAATGCCAGCATACCATGATCTTTCCCGTCACTGATAGATTGAATAGCCAACCCAGGTAATGAATTATCAGTTTGATCATGATCATTGAGATTCCTATTTAAAAACCAAGGCAAGTCATTGCTGTTTAACAGAAGTTCTTCAATATAATCTTGATATTCTTTTGAAATGACATTATCTATTATTTTAAATGGTTGCATATTAATCTTCCTGTACTAGAAATAAATTACCTGCTATACTTATTCTATAATCATTGCTGCTGTAAAATGGATAAACGGAGTGGTTGAGCAACGATGGAAATAATAATATCTGTCCTTCCCATTGTTTATCTATTGGTAATGCCGCGCCGGTTATATTTCCAAGAATGTCTGTATAATGAAATTGAAACTTTCCAGATAACTGATTTTTAGATTTTCTACCAGGTCCAGCTCTTTCTTCTATGTTAGCATAGTAAGGAATTTTATACCATAAAACAAAACTATATAATCCTGTGTGATTATGTAACGGATTAAATTCTCCCTTTTGCTGAAAGTTAACCCATGCGCTTTTTAATTTTAGTTTAGGTATTTTACCGCTTTCTAATATATTAGTATGTGCATTTAAACCAGTAGTATAATTATCACTATATGTTTCCTGGTGCAACATAGCCATTTCTCGAGTCTTTATTTCTAGGGCGGAACAACAATCAAAAAGTTGATATTCGTGCAAGATATTGCCAGCAAGAGTTTGATTTTTAGCAACTGCTTTAGAAAAATCTGATTGGATTTTTGATATTTCTGCTCCAATAATTGATAACAATTCAGGACTGGCTCGGGATTTAACAATACCGATATTTGAAAGATTAACAGTTTCCATTATTGATATCCGTAACTGATCTGTTCACAGATTAAATTCATCTGCACCACAATGGCCACAGCATATGCAGTGGCATGCGATTGCTTGAAGAAGTATTCTTCATTGTCAGGTTTCATCCAAACTTCTGTCATCACCGTAGTCCATTCTTTCCCAATCAGATAACGTTTCGCGGGTCGGATCATTGCCAGTACTGCGGCCAACTGCTCTATAGATTCTGGTTTCATTTGTCTCAGAATAGACCCATGCCCATTCACATGGAACAGGTTCTGGACGAAATCGTTGTCTTGTAATAGATCCCATAATGGCTCAGTCTCCATGAGTTGAATAAGGTGTGCCTCATCTCGAACACCTTTGTAGATACCCACATTTAAAAAATCAATCTTGAAATATTGATCCGCGTCACTGTGATCGTACGGTACACTGCACACAGCTTTCTCAGCATCCATCGGAACACTTTGTAAATATACACCTGTGTTATGTTTGGTCAGCGTTTCGTTGTCAACACGGCTGGCTGGTATATGTTTGAATAATTTTAATGCGGAATCTCTATCCACAAAATCTATATCTATGTCAGGCATCAGTTGGAGGGCTCCATGTAGCATAATCAATTTTCTTCCATTGACGTGGACCTGGAGTAGTATAGGCAGTGTATATTTCTCCAGTTTCTCTGTCAACTAATAACCACTTGGCTGGGCATTTGGTTCTGATACTGAGCTCTGATGCTGTATCCTGTTCTTCAACTACGCTGCCATCTAATAACTGTCTACTCATTATTGCATCCTTGTAGTTTCAAATAACAACAACGGTAATGTTTCTGCTAAAAATTGTGCATATTCTTCTGCAGATTCTTCGTCAGCGAAGTTTGAAAATTTAACATACACACAATGCTCATTGTCTTCTTCTGTACTCATAACCTCTATATCAATGTCATCACTAGAAATTAATTCTTGTTTGTTTTCTTCTGTCACAGTATTTTGGCCTCCTTGATGACATCTTTTACTAATTCATGATCTGCTGGTAGAGCTTTAAATCTACGCAGCCAAAACTGAGGATCTATCACAGGGCCGATGATCTCTAGCTGTTCGTCATTCATACGAGTCAACATTTCTTTGCCTGCTCGGGTATTTAATATCATCCATGGTGACACTAACCCTTCTTTAATGTCATGTGTGGCCCGATTTAGATTTACGTAGGAAAAATAATGTTCCCATGCTGCAGAATTTGATTCACCCCAGCTCATCATGGTCATGATACTGCGTTGTATAGCACCGTCGGCTGGCTCTACTTTGATCAATTCTGCAATATAGTTTTGATATAATTCATCTCTACACCAATGATCCAGTTTAACTCCGCTCTTGACCACATAGTCCACAAATCGTTCGGGGTATATAGGTGCTGTATTGACCAAGAAACTACCGAATTTCACAAAGGCTGTATAGAAACTGGAAGTGGCAAACTCTTCAAATGTCTTGGGCTGTTGAGCTTTCTGCGTAAGTTGATAAAATCTTTGAAAGGTCAACAGTCCCATCAACACATGTTTTTCATTACGGCTGAGATGGCGACGTTTCTGTTCACAAATATGCACAACCAAAGTTTTTTCTTTGGCAAATAATTTACTGCAATGTTCGCATTTAAAATTTAATTGCATTGACTTCTTTTTTGTCCCAGCCAAGGTTTTGACAATAGTCTTTGATTTCTCTATCTGTGGTAATAACTGCAAGTGTAGCAATGTCTGCCCTCTTCATCGTTGGAAATATCGTAGCAAGGAATTCTTCTTTCTTGTTCTTTTCTTTTTTCAGAGCGATCCACTCATGAAACTGTTTGGCCTTGCTTTCATGACTACAGGCTACTAACGTCAACCATTGTAGCTTGGGATGTTGACTGATGTTTGCCCAGTTTTTATTATAGTATTGATTAACTGTGAGTAGATAGTGTTCTTGTATTTCTCTGTTAGAGCCCGATACACTACTGATATACCGATTGAGATTCCACAGATCGCCTTTGATTTCTTTGCGGCCTTCTTCTGTGGCAGCATCCCAAAGTTCTTTGATACCCTGATCTACGCAAGGTATTATGTCTTTAAAAAGGTCTACGTGTTTATTTTTTGCCATGGTCTTTACTCAAGTGATATACAATTTTAACACGATCTAGGGCGTCTTGCAATACTGGATTTGTCCGACCTTCTCGAACTATTTCTTCCCAAAGTTGTAGTTCGTCTTGTAAGAATCGTTGATAGTCTCTGCCAATTTCGAATCGATCATTATGCGGTGCGCCAAACTCTCTAGCATAGGTTATACCGTCTGCTTTTTCATAGATATATGTTGCACCAGGTTTAAGTGATCCCATTTTTTTCTAAAGTTACTGAATATTTTACAATTTGAATTGTTTGGCCTTTTTTAGGTTGAGCCGTGTACTCATCGACCATCTCATTGTACATCTTCCATTTTACTATCGATAATAGTTTTTCTTGCCACCAATTTGGAGTTTCTATTATAAGATGCGCATTTCGTCCATCTGGTAAGTATTTTTTTGCAGGATGACATGCAATTAAATGATACATTACTTTATTAGTTTTGTTGGACAACTCTAATAAAGTTTTATCTAATAAATGCGGCTCAACATGTTCTAATACATCAGTACTGAATATCATGTCAACATTGCTCGGTAACGAATTAAATTCTTCTTGGGCTGGATCATATCCGTACACAATTAAATTTGGAAACATTTTTTTTAATTCTGTAACAACATTGCCTTTGCCGCAACCAAAATCTAAAATACTTTGTATGTTATACTCCGTAATACATCTAATAACTTCAGAAGGTATTGTTGTTCGAATTCCGAATGTTTTTCTTTCGTGAAGTTTTTTTAAACTTTCTGTGTATTCCGGAGTGATAGTCACTTGGTATATCCTACAGTATCTCTTTCGATATCGTCGTGATCGAATTCAGCCCAATATAATTCAAAGGCCACACAATCAGTGACTGCTTCAAACTGGTGATATTCACCCGGAGCTACTTTAGTATATTGCCCGGGCTTGAGTAGTGTTTCGTCTACTAGGTCGTAATTATTTTTCCACACTCGAATAATCATTTCACCCGATTCAACAAAAAAGCCATTCCACTTATACTTGTGTTTGTGCTTTGAACATACGCCACCGGCATTGGCTTCAATTCGATGAAACTCTAAAACACCGTTGGCTTCTAACAATTCTGTTTGACCCCATACTTTACCAGCTTTCATAACAACTCCTTAATGTGTATATTTAATTAGATCAATTTGTGAAGTTGTAGTACTTCACTTTGTCTTGAAATTTCTTTGACAAAAAACACACAAGGTGGGTTTGTCTCTTCGCTGAGCGGCACAGTTAACAGCTGTCCGTTTTTCATTTTAGGAAAATACCATCGCACGTCTTGATATATGTTAACGATTTCTACGGGCATAAACTCTGCTCTAAATCCTTTAATTGGATTGAATACTAATGCATCAAACCCTCGCTCATTGATCGATGTTAGTGGAAGTACTTCTGGATCAAGACCACAGTCTTTGTCGCCTACTACCATGCACCAGTCTAATGGCATTTGTACTTGATACCCGCCTATATTTAAAACTATAGCAGGCGAGTTAAATGATTCTAGGAATATCAAAGGCATGAAAAAGAAATCAGGTTCCTGTGGATTCGAGTTGTCCAACACAGAAAATCTAGTATCTTCGTCTACCTCGTCTGGTAATTCATTTAGATCAAATGCTTGATTGTTTAGTGTAAGTATTCTCATATGTTAACCTTGGTAATGGTAAAGGGGTACTTGGCCTCTTTATAAAACTTTTTTCTTTCTGTAAGATGTCTCTTGCTATATTTGCAGGCGCTGGTTATGTCCCAGATTTCTACGTGATCTTTGTCTTCTGCTTTTCTAATGCCTCGCCCAATGCTTTGTATAACGCGGACAAAGCTCTTTCCGGGTTCAAGAAGAACCAGATTAAAAATCCTTGGAATATTAATACCCACAGCGGCCACACCATAAGTCGCCAAAATAATCTTGTCATCACTTGTTTTAATTTCATCGTATTCTTCCTTGCGGTCGTCTAACTTCATGCCGCCACTGACAAACACTGCTTGAGGTAGTAGTGCGATTAATTTATTGCCGGTGTCGATCCTATTGATCAATACCAGAGTGTTGCCGGTGGCGGATAACGCAGCAATCTTATTAGCAATCCATTGCAATCGAGTGTCGTCCGTGACAAGAAATGCGTATTCGTCCTGGAATGACGTAAACACCTGCACATCATTGGTCTGCAACACATTGATATTCAATTGTGCCAGTACACCTTTTTCTTGCAAATCATGTGCAGACACTTGATTTATCACAGGACCTATACTGGCTAATATGCCTTGAAATTCCCATGCGTCTTTAGGTACAGTTCCTGTCAACCCCCAGCGAATAGGACAGTTGCGAAAGTTCTGTGTTAGTAGTTTAGTTAATACTTCGGCCTTGGCTTGATGAACTTCGTCAACAATGATTGCACAGACACCTTCACAGAATTCTGCCAATGTCATAGTGTCATTGTCATAACTTTTCTTGTCTAACACATTCAAACTCTGCCAAGTACATATAGTATGTGTCTTGTTTAATTCTTTTCTATCGCCAAAGTATACACCAACGTCCAGCCCTAAATTTCGATAGTCTTCTTCTGTCTGCACCACAAGACTCTTGTTAGGCACGATTACCATTGTGCGTCCATATGGTTCACATAAATGACTCAGTGTCGCAGTGGTAATCGTTTTACCAGCACCGGTAGCAACTTCTTGCAAGGCCTGTGGATTCTCCAAGAACTTGTTGATTACCTCGTACTGATAGTCTCTCAGCACAATAGGTTCTCCGGCTTGTTGATGTCCTTTAGGCCACGTCTTACCTAAGTTGGCCCAATAATTTTCATCGATGGCGGCGAATTTTAATTCCTGATGTGTCCTTAAATCTTCAACCTCGATGTCATATCCTTCGTCATCGATCACTGCTAGAATCACATCAAGGTGTGCAAGATATCCACTGCCGCCGATATTAAAATAGGTTTTAGTTCCATCCCAGCGACCTAATTTATATGCAGGCATATGCCGGGCATAAGGCAAATCGAACTTTAATTTATTGACAATTTTTCGTCGTGTTTCAACTCGCAGTCCGTCTACCTTGATGTTTACTTCATCTTTAATTGTTAACTTACAATTCGACAATTTTTTGTCCTTTGGTTTCTGTTGGTTTAGTGTCACCGAGATATATTACACAAGGATGACAGCTGAACCAATCTCTCGCCATGATGTTTGTTGGCGGAAAAATGTTATTTGTTACTAACAGTGTAACATCATTGCTGAACTTAAACAACCACTTGGCAGGTTTAGATTCGAAGATTAAAATCTTTCCGGTTTCAACTCGACCACCGACTTCTGCAATTCTGATCCACTCATTAAGGCCGCTGTTAGCATCTTTGCTATCTCGAAAACACACTTTAATTTCTTCACGTGAAACACCATTTTTATCAGCATCTGCCACAAAATTCTGTAACCACGGCAGAGTAGCACTACTCCTATCCAACAGCACACAGATCCTTCCAGAAAACAGTTTTGTCAACGCAAAAAAATCTTTATTATCTTTGATCCAGAAAGTGTTTTCAGATCTGCTGGCGATTTTTTCTGCTAAATTCAGTGGTTTTTCGTGGTATAAAAACCCCATGCTTTTGGCCAACAGTAGATCTTTGTAAGGGTCATTGGTCCTATTATCTGCCCACCATGTTTGAGTTTCTTCAGAGGCGTTTTTTAATGATACTCCGTAGATAGTGATTTCACTTCTCGGCACTGCATGTTCAGAATTTTGCCAAATTTCCTCAACATCGGCCAGCACATTCATAAATGTGTCATCGATTTCAAAATTATGTTTTAGAGCAAATTCATATAATGCAATTAGATTATACTGATAGAAATCCAAGCGTCTGACCTTTTGTTCGTGATCCCAAAAACTGTGTGCTTGAATATTTTTTCCGTTGTCGATCTCGTCTTCGAATTCTTTTTTCAGCTGATAAGGAAATTTTAGACAGATTTCCAGTTTCTTTTCGCGCAGTTCTACGTAGATTTTTTTGCTGAGATCAAGTACACGAAATCCAGTGCGCCATTTAAGATCTTGTAGTTGAGGTCTATAATCAATTCCTGCCTGAGCAGATACGATCTTGTATTTTTCCAATAATTTTATGAGAAAATTTGCCTGATTTTTAGTAAGCTCGCTACCATTGATGATTTTTTCATGAAAACTTGAGATGGGCGAGAAATCTTGACCTTGAATAGAGATCGTCTGTTGGACAACCAGTTTGTAAAACTCAACAAATATGTCTTCGGCAAATTCTGATGATAGCATTATTCAAGTATACAGCCTTGAATTCAGGATGTCAACCGAATAATCTTGTGATTGGTATGCCTTGGCGTATTTCTTCCACAGTCCACTCAGTATGGCAAAGTTTCACGAACCACTCAGTTCTGTCAGGCAGACTCGGACTGTCTAATTCTGACCATTTAACACTAAGGTCAGCTGCAAGGCTGGATTGATCACAGAGTACAGGCACACCGCTGATAGCTGCTTGAACAGCTGGGCCACTGTTGTGATTGATTACACAATGATAATTGTAAAAAATATCAAAATCGTCATAACTGCCCGGAACCAGCACGGGCCGTTCTACTACTACACCAGACTGCTTGAACGGAAATGCCGAACGAGGGTGATATCTCACACGTATTCGTCTATGAGTATTCTGTTTTATTTTTTCAATAGTGTCTGCTACCCAGTTTTTCATCTCAGGCATCCCCTGCCACTGCAGACTTTCTTGATGCTGGCAGGCAATTAATATTTCGCCACGACGTTTTTCCGAAACTGGCTGTAATTTCATGCCTAACTGTTGGGGACGTGAATGATCTAGATTTTTTTCATTACCGAAACTACCAAGATTATTGATATGATTGAGACTTAATCTCCAAGTCTCCCCACGTTTGAGATTTCCGACTTCTATAATCATTACAGGTTTGCCTTGCTGTTGGCATCGGTCATAGATCATTTTATTTGATCTCATTCGGCCAGCCCAAAGCACAGACCAAATCACAGCCACATCTTCTTGGTCATTGACAATCTCATGACCCATTTGTTTTAGGCCGTGTTCTAGGGCGTCAAACACCGGCGGACTGTTCAAAGCACCATATTCGCGATATAATCTGAAGCGCATAATTTTAATAAATAATCTACGTAGTTAATACTGTTGTGTATTTATGGATTATGAATAAATTTCAAAAAAGACTGATGAAACTGTCACGTAACAACACGCATGCTCTGGTGTTAGGTTCGGCTTTTGGTATTTTAGACCAAGTCTTGGCAATTTATGACACAGTATTTGTGGTCAGCGAAGTGCCGCCGGATATTAAGGCAAAAAATCTCGTGTATAAAGAAAACTTTGTTAAATTAGATCACTTGCAGGATATGTCATCAATCTTTGTTGACATTGACCAGTTGGATCATCTTGATAAAGTAGAAGTTATATGGCGTAAACACAATGCAAAACTGTTTGTCGAAGGCGGCGATCGTGTAGAAAATGAAAAAGTAAAAATTTTATACGACTCTGGATGGGCCTGTACCAGTCTTCAGGGAATATTTCACGTATGGGAACATTATAGATGAAAATAGCAGTTGTTACCACCTTCCACGAAGAAGGTTTACAAAAATATGCACAACGTATGATTGATACATTCTGTGCAAACTGGCCTCATGAAGTAATTTTACACATCTATCCAGAACAATGTAATCCTGCCATTCGTGACCACAGCCATGTTACTCTAAAACGACTAGAAGAGATTCCGGAATTGATGACTTTTAAAAATCAATGGAAAGATGTGCCTAAGGCCAACGGCGATGTTTCAGCCGATCCGGTGAGATCTCTAAGAAAAGATTCAGGTAAGGGATTTAAATGGCATGCTGTGAGATTTGCTCACAAAGTTTATGCAATCTTTGACTGCGCTAAAGAAACAGATGCAGATATTTTAGTGTGGATGGATGCAGATACTATTTGTCACAGTCCTATCACTATGAAAGATCTTTATAGAATGATTCCTGCAGATTCTGAACTATGCTATCTTGGCAGAAAAGGCAAATATTCGGAATGCGGCCTGTATGCTATGAATCTGCGATCACCTAACATTCAACTTTTTCTCAAAGAATTCCAAAGATTCTATGATCAAGCAGAGCAAGGAATTTTTCAGTTAGCTGAGTGGCATGACAGTTTTGTGTTCGATGCGGTACGAGTAAAATTTCCGCAGATGCGACAACTAGATTGGGCAGCACACTTGCATGATCTACGCCCAGCACCGGGAATGACGTCAGGCGAAGGACACCCATTAATTAATAGTCAATGGGGCGCATGGTTAGATCATCTCAAAGGTGGTAGAAAGAAATTAGGTCGTAGTAAACCTGAAGATCTAAAAGTTCAAAGAACAGAAGCGTATTGGCAATGAAAAATTTTATTATTTGTTTATCGAAGATTCAAGCATCACTTGATACCGCTACTAAGTTAAAAAATCAATTAGTTGAGTTCGGCGAGGAAGTAGAATTATTTGAAGGCACCTATGGGAATGATGCCACAAAAATGATGAAGGACGAGGGAAGAACTATTCATCCTTGGGGCATTAAAGGTCCTCCTGCCGATGGTGTCATTAAGACTATGGATCCAGATTCACATTGGAGTCCGGGTGTCCAAGGATGCTTTTATAGTCATTATCGTCTTTGGCAAAAGTGTGTGGAGCTCAACGAACCTATTGTTATTTGGGAAGACGACATTGTTCTGGTGAGACCTTATGTACCGGTTGAATGGAAGGATGTGCTGGTGTTGGCGTTAGGTCACCCTAAAAAAACTGACAGGTATCGTCATTACTACGATAATCCCGAAGGTGAGGCGTCGGCAGCTGATTACTATCAGAGCTCGATGCCAGGTTGTTGTGGATACGCAATCAAGCCAGCAGCCGCTGAAAAATTATTAAACACATATGCTAAAACATATCTCCCTGCCGACAATGCTATCAATCAACATCATGTCATAATTCAAGTACATAACTACGTAATGGGTATGGCGTTGACTAAAAAGGATGGCAAAAAAAGTTTAACAAATGCAAAGACAAGTTATTGGGGGAATTTTAATGTCATATAGTTGTTATGTGATTTCAAATAAACCTCATCTGTTTGATCCCATTAAACAGAACATAACTCCTGAAAAAATTAATTATTTCGACGGCACCGGATATCCTTCTTTTTCAAAATTAGTAAATGAGTGTACAGCAAAAGCAGACACTGAAATTGTAATCATAATGTCTGATAAGGTTTTGCCAACCGCCGCTGATGTGCAGAAAACAGTGTCTCTCATCAACCAAGGGTACGGATTAGTTGGACTGTATAGATTTGGATTTTTTGGTTTTAAAAAACAATTGATGAGGCAAATCGGAATGATGGATGAGCGATTCGTTGGTGGCGGGTACGAAGATGATGATTTTTATATTCGCTTGCAGGAAGCTAACATTGCCATGTATATAACTGAAGAAGTTGCATATTCTAAAAGTAGATCGTCATGGAATTACAATCAATCAAGAATACATTTTTTGCAGAAATGGATTGACACAGATAATCCGCAATATAATCCAGAAGCAAAGGCTTCTAAAGATTTTGTAAAAAGAAAATTGACCGAAGAACACTATGACTATGATCTAGGCCCAGCAATCGATACTACATTTTTAGCAGCTGATAGCACAGTAGCGACTCCTCGAAAGTCAAGAAAATATATATAAGGAACACATATGAGTAGTATTATTATCAACCATCTACACAAGATTGAAGAATATTCTTACTTAGAATTAGGAGTTAATGACAATGTTAATTTTAATTCGATCAAGGCTAAAAATAAATTCTCAGTGGATATGAATGGCAAGGCGATGTATACCGGAACAACTGATGAATATTTTAATTCTTTGCCAGCTGAAGAAAAATTTGATATCATCTTCATTGATGCGAATCATGATTACGACTATGTAGTACGAGATTTTAACAATTCAATAGACCATGCTACCAAATGGATTCTACTGCATGATATGATTCCACCTTCTAGAAAATATGTCCAGTCTAGTCGATGTTCAGACTCTTTTAAGGTCTTGTATTACATGCTACAGGAAACATCATTTGAAATATATCCAATGGACACTAATTTTGGATTTACATTGATCAAACTTCCGGCCACTAAAATTAATCCAGCAGAATCATATAAATCTGTATCATATGCTGAATTTATGGAATTTATAAAAACCAAAAAATTATATTCAGATGATGAAATAATCAACATGTTAAGGAGTCAAGATGTTTAACGGTACTAGAATCTTTGTTAGTGGTGCTACTGGCTCATGGGGGCAGACATTAATTGCAATGCTATTAGAAAAATATAATGTAAAAGAAATTATATGTTTTTCTAGAGGCGAGTTACAGCAGGTGTTAATGAAACGAAAGTTTAATAATTCTAAACTTAAATTCATCATCGGTGACATTCGAGATTATGAAGCTGTTAGAATCGCCACAAAGAATGTTGATTATATTTTTCACCTTGCCGCATTAAAACATGTTCCGGTGTGTGAAGAGAATGTTCAAGAAACAATTAAAACAAATGTCAACGGGACTACTAACATAGTCAATGCCGCCATTGAAAATCGTGTAAAGAAAGTCATTGATGTTTCATCAGATAAAGCTGTAGAACCGATTAATCTGTACGGAATGACCAAAGCAGTAGGCGAAAAGATTATTGTTCAAGCCAATGATCTAAGCGACTACACAAAGTTTGTTTGTATTCGCGGCGGCAACGTAATGGGATCTAGCGGTTCTGTTATTCCGTTCTTTATTGAACAGATCAAGTCAGGCGGACCTATCACAATCACGGACGTGAAAATGACACGCTTCTTTTTAACATTAGAAGAAGCTATCCTGTTGTTATTCAAAGCAAGCATTGACAGTATAGGCGGGGAAACATTTGTAATGAACATGCCTGCATGTTATATTAAAGACCTTGCAGAAGTATTAATGGACGAATACGGAGTAGTTGAAGTTAAAGAAACAGGTATGCGACCAGGTGAAAAGTTAGACGAGATGTTAATTTCACATCATGAATCGCAGTTGTCATTCTGTTACGACAACAACTATTTCTTAACGTTACCGGCTGGGTATAATCAGGCATTGGCCACTCGTTATCAAGATCATACTCCATTTCCTTACAACGAATTTTCGTCTGTAACTAAGATTATGAATAAGCAAGAAATTAAAGAAATGCTTAAGAAAGGTAAGTTTATATGAAAGTTTTAGTAATTGGTGCCAATGGAATGGCCGGGCATGTTATCACTCGATATCTTAAACAGCAAGGTCATAAAGTCACTACTTCGGCTAGATCGAATTCTAATATCAATATAGACATTGAAAAAATTAGCCACAACGATTCATTTTTTACAATGTTAACAGATTATGATTTTGTTATTAACTGTATTGGGTTATTGGTTAAAGATAGCATTGACAGACCCGATAGAGCAGCAATTATTAACTCTTGGTTTCCGCATTATCTAGAATACAATCTTAAAGATTCCAGTACTCGACTAATACATCTGTCTACGGATTGTGTGTTTGACGGAAAGAAAGGCGAGTACGTCGAAAATGATATTCACACCGAAATGAATGCCTACGGCAGCTCGAAATCAAACGGTGAAGTTAATAATTCTAAAGATATTACATTTAGAATGAGTATAATTGGTTCGGAAATAAAAACAAATGGCACCGGGTTGTTTAATTGGATTTCGACTAATCCTCAACAAGAATTGCAAGGTTGGGACAACGCCTGGTGGAATGGTATTACTACTTTAGAACTTGCTAAATGCATTGACAAATATATAAATGATCCTACGATATCTGGGATTTATCATCTTGTTAGTAATAAAAATAAAATTAACAAATATGATCTACTGTGCAAAATAAATGAAGTGTATGCTTTCAACAAAACAATAATTAGAACACAAGGTCCTAAGCCAGTTAATAAAATTTTAATAGATACTCGTAATGAATTTAATTTCGATATTGTTGACTACGATACAATGATTGCTGAAATGAAAAAATTTAATTAAAATTTTCTAATAAGTTGTAATTGTAGTAGTTTTTGTAATCTACCACAGGCCCTAGATATTTTTCTATAAGATTTAGGGCTTCTCCAGTTTCCCATTCAGTTCTAGAAAATTGACTCCATGCTAGATGTTCATGCCATTGATCTCTCCCTGCTGGTTCTGTAGGATCTTGCCAATTATCTAAGAAAGTTCTTCCAGCTGCCCATGTCGGGCATGGTTCTAGACTTATTACTTTTTTTCCATACCAAAATGCTTCGCAGGTGATTGCAGATGATTGAGAAATTACAAGATCTGCCCAATCTAGATCATCCCAGATCGTTGCCCATCGTAATGCAGATTTTCTTGCTTTTGGTCTAATCCTAACTGTTGCTCCTGGAAATTTATCCATCAGTTGATCAGTCCAGCTGCCGTTTTGATTAGACTCCCACACCTTACCTGTCATTTTACTAGGAGCCAATAAAATATTTTTAATTGTTTTAACCTTCCAAGGATGTCTGGGAAGTTCGGTTAAACCCCATCTAGAATATGGTATTGGCATCAATTGTGTATTAGCCCATCCGTTCACACTATACCGCCACCACCATCGACCTTTGCCTATATGGTTACCAAGATACCCTCGTCCTATATAGATTGCAGGTTGAGAATTTTTAAGCCAGCGTCTTACCTCATATCGTAATAAATTTGACGCTGTGATTACCGGAATGTCTGATGACACATGTTCCCAGGTATCGACAACCTTTGTGTTTTGCCAATTTTGAAACCATGGATTTTCAACAAAGTCTTGGTGTGTTATTTGAAATTTGTACATTAAGTTATTTAATAAACTTACGTATGTGCTGCCAGCACTCTCCACTAACCAGTTCTTGAAAATTCCAGTGAAACATGCTGATTCTTTCAACCCATGGCTGTCTATCCGGCATGTTTGGTGTTTCAATTTTCGCTAGATCAGTGTTGGCAATTTCTGCACATTGACTATTGAGTGGATCCATAACAAAGATAGGAACACCCTCTATTGCCGCTCCTACAACGGGACTAGAATTATAATTAACTGCTGCCCAACAATTTTTAAGATCATCTACTAAGTCTACATTAGTACTGAGCCTAACTGCTTTAGAAAATTTTATTTTACATTTAGGGCTTCTAGGATCGAGATAATCACGTGCTGCTTTATCGCCGGGGTGAGCTCGAATAACAATAGGACGGTCTGTGTATTGTCTTAATGTGTTAACAACCTGTATAGCCCAATCTTGAACGTCGAGGCCTGCCATACTCCACCCGCCATTTCGCTGTAGGCAAATCAATATATGGTTACCTTGAGATCGATAGTCTTTTAAACTTAAATTTAAATTATTACTGATTTTTTGCCAGCGGCTAGGATCAGTCTCGGTATCGAAATAAAAACCTGTTGTTGGGAATACTCCATCAAAACTATATCTAAGATAGTGTAAAGGATTTGCTTTATTTGTATAAAGGAACAAGCTGCTGTCGACGATTAACGATCGTTTGTTATTTGTTTTTTGTAGATCTATGGCCGCTCTTCTTAATCTAAGATGAGGTGCATCTTTGCCGTGCTCGTGTACAAATCCCTGAATTAATGCTACATCGCAGGGAATCGCATCCATGCCCTTATGTAAAATTCCAGTGTCGCCCGATGCCGTAACACCTTGGCAGAAATTAGTTAAAATTAACGGTTTTTCTTGATTAGTATTATTAGGGGGGATTCCGCTAAAGTATGCAACAGCAGTATATTTAGACATGATATTTTTTTACTATTGTTGATGCAGTACCGTCTATTAATTCATCATAGGTAAATTGGCTGTAACTGAGCGTACACAACCAGTTGGCAAGATGAGGTCTTGCAAGATCATTTATTTCCGAAATCTTTGATCGACTAATTGAATTAGTAATATGTTTATCAAGTGTGATTATAGGTACGCCAGCCCACACTGCTTCTGTAGCAGCATTTGAATTGATGTTTATAACACAATAGTAATCATCGTCGCACAATTCTTTATATAGATTTTGTCTAACTTTCTTACTTAGTTTTTCTCTAATAACTATTTTTTTGTCAGTATATTTTCTAATTTCAACTTCGACTTCTTTTTTCCACTGGGCGATATCAATACCAAACGTTCTTGCAGAAAATCCGCCGGGTTCTATAATTAAAATTTTATCACCGCCTTCTCTCCAAGATTGTGGAAACGATTCAAAAATTCCCAACCTATCTACTGGGGGATTAAACATTGCCGAATGGTGCAAGTTATTTCTAACCAATCGATGCCATACTTTCTGTTTTCCGTGTAAAAAGTTTGTATACCCTGTATCAATAAACCAGAATGGATGCCCTCCTCCCATTCTCGACAGTAACATTTGTTCATTACCGTCCATGTTTCTAAAAAAGCATGTTTCGGCGGATTCTTGATAAACTGACCGCCTAACTAACTCTGTATTCGAGTCAATGTGCAATGCTGTTGATTTAACAAATCCTTGTTCATTGCTGTCTTTGTATAATTGCAGAATATTGTCAGCACCTAAGGTTTCTATAATCGCTGTAATATTTTTTCTAATAACATATTCTTTTCTCTTGCGGGTACCGTCTAAAAAATTTTGAAGTTTATTAACATGTGCTCGTAGATCGTTGCTTACTGCTGAGTGCAGTTTTCCTTTTATCTTATCTTTGAACTTGTGTAGTTTTCCAGAATCTCGTTTTTCAATGACATTTAAAATTTCATTACCTAGTTCTTGCTCATTGTATTCTAGAGATAACGCAGTTTCTATATCAGCGTCACTGAAACTTTTAGTAATCAGTGTCACTAAAAAATTTGCTATCTCTTTGTCGCTTATTAGTGCTTTCATATTTTAAAAATTCTTCTGTAATAATTCTAATGCACGTCCGGAAGATAACTCGCTGTTGTGAAACTGCCCGTAAGCCAAATGGCAGGCCCACTGGTATCTCTCATCTGTGTCCGGGTACCGAGGAGTTTCTATCAAACTGAGATCTTGTAGTCCCATTGGAGCTGCTGCGTTTGAAGGGGCTAACGTAAAAACAGGAACGCCATAAAACACAGCTTCTGTGGCTGCTACACTGTTGAAAGTCACTAGAGCAAACACATCGTCATCTAGTGCCTCTTGAAGTGTATTAGTAACCATTCGATCTAATCTTTTAGCTGCACGATCACGAATTTCTATCGGACGATCGGTATGCTGTTTAATAGTTGACACTACATGATCCAGCCATGTCTGCATATCGTAGTCGTAAAATCTCATGGGTTTGTCGTCAGGTTTCGCAATCAATATTTTTCTACCAGGCGGCTTCCATTCGTGTATTTTTTTATTAAAATGACGGAACCTGTCATCGGGTCGCTTTATCACAGTGTTATGCTGTAGATCATTTTTTACTATGCGATGCCAGTACTTCCATCCGTTGGGATTAGAATCTGTGATCTCGTTACCGAAATAACCTGTATCCATATAATAGAAATCACGTTGATCTTCCCAACACTTATGAATTATTTTCTTTTTAAGAATGCCTCTCAGCACAATAGGATCTTGACTGCTGCTGTATTGAAAATTATCAGTTGCTGTAAATTTAGTCTTACAGCCTTGTGCAAACATGTTAATATACGGATCTTCGCCGTTCTTGCTGAGAAATATCATAAGCCGCGCTGTAAACAGTAATCAACATAGAGCCTTTCTCTATGCCATTCGTTTGCAAAATCTCCTTGGTCAGCGAACTCATGAAAACATGGAGTACCTAACGTATAATGAACTAATTTTGCTAACGGGTTACGATCATATTCTACATCCAACCAATTCCATTCAGCAGGAAGTTCTCCAATTAGATCATCGGTTAACCATGTAAATCTATGTAACTGTGCGCCAGTGGCATTCTCTATAAACTCAGTAGTAACTACTTTATTTGCAGCGTGTTCGCAGTTCCAGAGGATGACGCTTGACCAATTTTTTCTAGGATAGTCTTCGTTCTTTGACCCTAGATACTTTTCTGTCATCTTAGTTTTATAGTCGTGCTTGACAACCATAACCGCCTTTGACTCATCTCTCAACGCCCATAGTTTTTCGATGTCATCACGTAACAGCATATCGCCGTCCATAAAGATTGCCCATCCTTTATATTCCATAAGATGTGGAACAAGGAAACGACTATAGATAAATTGATTACTACCGTCGGTGTGTTTTTCTTCATAGTCTTGCATGTTCTTTAAAGCAAGCGGAGTTATAGCTACGGGTTTACTAGAATGTCTAATAATACTGTTAGTACACACATGAAATGCAATAGCTTCTCGCGGGTCGTACCCGATAAAAATATTAATCATTTTCTTTCTATATCCTCTTCAACACATTGTTCACCGTATTGTATTTCTACAATTCTACAAGGTGTAGTATACGGATTAGTTAACTGATGCCAATCATGCACTGGTATTTTAAATTCATCGTGTATTGACAGTTGTTTACTTGGAAGTGCATAACCGTTAGGCATTGTACTATTTACTGCACAGTTGCCTTCACTTACAATCCAATATTCCGATCTATGTTGATGCCGTTGCATACTTAAACTGCACCCAGGATTAACAGTAAGTTCCTTTACTTTCATTCCTGGTACTTCGTGTAATACACGATAGTAGCCCCACGGACGTTCTGTCTTAGGTGCTTTCCATTCTTGTAAAATCCAACTACTAGAATTTTTTTTATCTTCGCCGCCAACTCCAAACACAAAGTCTAAGTGAAGCATTTCTTGAAGTAGATCCATCTCTGGGATGTTTTCTTTTGTTCGATCTCCGCCGTTGGCAAAGATTATCTGAGCTGTTGGATGAATTGCTCTGACTTTCTTAATGGCGTCTTTGGCGCTGTTATCGCTGTCGTCAAAGTTAATAACTCGATCAACATAGTGAAGTGCGGCAATGATAGATGCACGTTCTTCCCAGGGCATAAATTCTTGCCCTTTCTTTCGGCGTAACCACTCATCAGAATTAACTCCGACGATTAACGAATCGCCAAGTTCTTTAGCTGCGTTGATATAGGCGATGTGCCCAGAATGAAGGGGATCGAAACCCCCTGTGATTAGTACAATGCGTTTCATGCAGATATTTATCTGCGTATATTACCCAGCATTAAAGACTGGCGTCTTCTAACCCAGATACTCGTAGTTTAACAATGTTACTTAAATGCCACTGTTTTTGATCCAGTGCTTTGATAATACCCAACCACTTGTTACGTAGTAGGGCAAAATCGTTGATGATCTTTTCAAAATCTACAACGTCAGCTTCACCTTCTACGAACTTTTCACAGTCCCTAGAAGATAAAGCTCGTTGATAGTTTTCTAAATACTTGCGAAAATGTTGACTGCGAAGTCTACGAAGTTCAATGTTTAAGTACTCAAGGATACCTTCAATTTCTTGAAGTTGATTAAAGCGTTCTTCCACGATGCCGGGCATTTGCGAACTTGCCTTCTCGATGTTACCCGCTATGCGGACATCTTGTTTTGCTTCGATTAACTCAGCTTCATAATAGGCCGCAGCATCTGGAATGTTGCTTATATCTTTACTAACCTTGTCGTACCAATTCATTTATTCCTCTTCGTCGTAGCTGTCGGCATCGTCTTCAATCTCTTCACCGTCGATAGCATATGTGATAGCTTCGTCAAGAAAGGGATCTACTCCTTGCAGGCTGTCCAATACACTTTCTTTGATACCGTAGTCCAACAGTGTGTTTACAAAATCAGTGGCCACATCTGGCCTTTGTTTTTCAGGTATATGCCCAATTACCACATGCCATAAGTCGGCAATTAAATCTTCTTTCATTCAGTAATCTCCGTTTCAGGTTCAACAATAGTAGTTATCTCTGAAGCGGAAATTTCGCCATGTTTTGAAATGTCTTCCATGGCAATGTCTAAGCCGTCTTTCTCATTGCGTTCCCAAGCCTTGCGGAACTGCTTGATGATCTCACCGTCTTTAGTAGTGTAGACAAGGCTGTTACCTTCTTTCTTGAGCATGCCTTTGGCTTCGAACAAGTCGACTAATCCACTATATGGACTCATACCTGTTTCATAAGGAATCTCAACCTGTACACTTTCAAACGGCTTTGCGTAACGAGTTTTCATGATCTTGCAAGCTGCACGGATACCTTGCACAGTTGTGGTCTTATTGCCATCTGCATCAAGTTTTAGTTTTAATTTACGCATAGCAACTACGATTGAGCTTGCATAAATGAAACCTTGACCACCACTGATCTTGTCATCTGGGTCAAACATATCCTGACTTGCGTATGTGTGATTAGTTGCTACCAGCCCAATGCCTAGACTACCAAACATGTTTACACAGTTACGAACAAGTGCTGTTAGTGCTTTAGGTTTACGACCCATGTCACCTTTAAGATCCCCGGCTTGAAACTGGTTAACATCAGTGGGAGTCAGTAACATTCCAAGACTGTCGATAATGAACAATACTTTAGGACGCTCGTCTTCGGGCATTGTTTTATATTCCGCCACAAATTCTGTAATAGTCTTTGCCACATCGTCAATCATGGCCATGTTAAGTTTTAACAACTTGTCTGGGCTTGTGTCGACGTCAAGTGCGTGTAACCACTTTTCATCAAGTGCGTTTTCTGTATCAATTAAGATTGGAAAGATGCCTTGTGCTTGTGCATTCTTGACTAGGTTGCCTGAACAGATAAATGATTTACCTGCACCACTTTCACCAGCAAACACAGTTACCTTGCCTAGTGGAATACCACGTTTAAAGTCTCCGCTGATAAGATAGTTTAATGCGTAGTTGTTTGTACTAACCCAATCGGTTGGGTCGTTGAAGCCAATACTTAAACCGTCGATAGATTTAGTGATTGACTTTCTAAATTTAGAAATATCAAATGCTTTTGCCATTATTTTTTTGCCCTGTTGAGAAATAGAGTGTGAGTTGCCCCACACTCTATGTTTAGTCTAATTACTTCTGACGATTGCGAATCATGGCAAGGATGTCTTGCGCACGACTGGCAGATTCTGTTGAAGCTGCTGGAGCGGCTGCTGGAGCAGCTTTGGCTACAGGAGCTGGTTCGTCATCAGCGTCTGGCACAGAGGCGGCAGCGGCTGCTGGTCTATTAGGATCACCAGTGGCTTGACTCATGCCTGCTGGTTTGAAGTATTGACCCCAACGATCCATGTCATAGGCTTCACCATCAACGGAAGCTTCAAACATTTCTTTCATGACCTTGAGTTCTACATCAGTGGGTTTCTTTGGCAAGAATCCGCTGAGATCAAAAAGACCATGTGCTTCTACTGCCGCTGATTCGACATCAGTCAATGAACGCTCACGACGGCTCCACTTTGAAGTAGAGTAGTCAGCGAAGCCACCTTTAGATGTCTTAGCAATACGGAAGTCCAGACCTTTCAAGAAGTCTGTTGGCAACTCATCCAATTCCGGATCCATCAATGCTGAACGGATGATAGCGTAAATCTGGGGACCGATAATAAATCTACGGATAGGATTGTCTGGAAGTTTATCTTCCTTGAGTGGATCTTCAACCACAAAGCCTTGGAAAATGTATGAACGCTTTTTCCAATACTTACGACCCATTTCTTCAAGACTCTTGTCTTTGAACCAACCACGAACTTCTGAAAGGATTGGGCAAACTGTGCCGTCGTTGTACATTTCCACACAAGGAACTTGTACTTGTACTGACCTACTGTCTGTTTCACCTTTGATACCTGCAAACGGCAATTTGATCATTGCACGTTCTACCCAGAAGAATGTGTTGTTGGGATTGCCATCAGGTAAGAAACGTACGACAGCTTCTTTGCCTTCTTGCATGTTCCAATGTGGGTAAATTGCGTTGTCTCCACCGCCGGTGGATTGTCCTGTGGACTTTGATTGTGCTTCTTGAAGTTTAGCACGGATTTCTGCGAGTGACGCCATTTTAAATGCCTCCTATGTTATGCCTAAAATGTTTTATATGCCTTATGCACATGTTTTATTATGCGCTTTTTATTTATCAAGGTCAATGATTATCTGCTATTTTTTTGATTCATTTTACCAAAAGAAAAAGCGGGTCATGCCCACTTTTCCTTATACTTTGCCATTGCTAATTGCCTTGCTAACCATAATCTAAACTTTACATAGTCCGATAACTCATCTTCAACTACCTTACCGAACTCTGCTGCTCGCCGATTACGGCCAAATGTGATCTCATCATCTAAGATGAGATCACTGCCATCTAATCCGAAATTACTTCGCTGGAGTAGCGGCTTTTGCGTCTGCTTTAGCTGGCTCTTTCTTAGCAGGTTCGCTTTTTGCAGGCTTCTTTTCGTCCTTCTTAGCCTCTACCTTAGCTGGTGCTGGAGCACTTGCTGTAGCAGCTGGCGCTGCTGGCTTGGCTTCTTCTTTCTTTGCAGGTGCTTGTGCAAATGCCGATACTGCGAACAATGATGCTACTACGATTGCGATGGATTTCATTTTAAAGTTTCCTTTAGGTTGTTTTACGTAAAGAATATTCCCTACGTATATATATAACGCTTTAGTAGGACTAAACGTTTACACAAAAGTTTGATTTCATTTAGCCAAAAGAAAGGGCACCGAAGTGCCCGATCTAACTGCGACGAAACTGTTACATTCCAATGCCTTGGCTAATGCCTGACAATTCTCTAATACGTGACAACTCTGGATTTTGATCAGTTGTCTGGTTCGGTGCCATTCTTTCTACAAATCTACGAGCCACTGATTCTGCCTGTTCACCAAATTTCTTACCTACCATGATAGCAACGCCTTCTGGGCCTTTGGGGAATGTGCCGGTGTCACGATCATAAAATGATGTGATAAACTCTGCTAATTCTTCGGTGTTGAGCCTCTGCTTTCTCTTTTCGAAATCACGTTTGGGCTTGTCGTCTTTGTATTCTACATCTTTCATGGTCAACGGTGGCTCGCCTGACTTCTTACGATCAATCGCTGGTCTTTCGTAGTCCCTAGGATTGTCGGGATCCACAGCCTCTTGCGGTACTGGTTCTTCTGCAGGTACAGCCGCTGCTGCTGGATCAACTGGTGCTGGTTCCGCTTCCGGGGCAGTTTGGTCACCTCCTTGGGCTGCTTCCGGGTCATCCACCATGTCGCCAAAATCTAACTGTTCTAGTGCTTCGGGTGCATTAAATTCTAACCAATCGTTAATCAATGGTCGTACACATGCATCCGGATCTTGTGCTGCTTGTTCTTTAATTCGTTTGTACAATTCTGGATCTTCAATTAAGCCTTTGAGACTCTCGATAGCGTTAGTTCCGTCAACGCCTGCTGGAAAATGCTGGCCTACAAGTTCTTGTAGTTCCTGTAATGCTGCTGCCTGTTCGTCGGGGTCTTCACTGGTCACTGCACTATCTTCGCCTAGACCCATGACCCAATTTTCAAATTGAGCAAATGGATCGTTGTCTTCTGTTTCAACCGTTAGGTCTTCGTTGTTGATTTCTTCTTGTGTCATAGCGACTATGTCGTCATAGCCTATGGTGCTTCCTTCTTTCATCAGTCTGTATAAGACCGGAAACACAGTTGCGATATCTTCTTTGAATGATCTGACCGTGAATTTTTGTTTGAAATCTTCTACTACATCTTGTGGAATTTCTTCGCTGTCGTAGGCTTGGAATGATTCTTTGTATGCCTCGTAATGGCTTTGTTTGCTCAATGCCTTGATCTGTTCTCTTAGATGATTTAGATATTCTGTGCTTCTTTCGACCACAGAGTTAGTATCTGAGTTCATTAGGTCGTTGCGTACTACGTAGTTGCCGAAACTCTTGAGTTGTGCAATCTCTTCGCTCATCTGTGTAATACTCTTGCCTAGATCGTCGTAAGGTAAGCCGCCGTTGGCCACGTGACGCTGCATGGCTCTAGCACCAGCTAAGTGAATGAAAGGATACTTAAATCTTTCACCGTCTTGATTCTCTACAAACAGGGCATTAATATTTCTAGTTCTGGCACCTGGTTGTGTGTCATCCATCACTGCATGGCTGTGTTTAATAATTAGACGTGTGTCCATTAATTTTTGGTAGCTCATTGTTTTGCTACCGTACATTGTGCTTTCACTCATTAGGCTTTCTCCGACTGATTTCTGTATCATATTTGTCTGTGGTTTAGGTTGTGCATTTTGACTTAGGAACTCGTAATCTCGTTTATCTAAATTATCTTTAGCAATATCACGTGTGTCAAAACTTAATAATCTTCGTTTGGCAAATTGACGCAGTTCTTTCAAAAAGCCGTACCAGTTTGTTTTTTGCCCGTCATCCATGCCTTCTGTAATTCCATTAGAAAAATACACTTTCATAGAGTTGGGTTCTGCAAGGCTGATACTGACATGTCCTATAGGATTTTGACCTTCTGTGTAGTCAAAATCAAAGAACCTAGCTTGCTCTGGATTGATAGTGATCTCCCCTGAACCTGCACCTAGTTTTAGGCCGGAGAAGCGGCTACGTACTTTGTAGAATAAATCTGTGGCGATGTTGTTTGTTGCGTCCATAAGTATATTTATCAAAGGCCCATGCTTACAAAGATCGGCATAGGCATAGATTCATCAGTGATTTTTTCCGTCATTTTGTCGTAGATCTGTGGATCCCAGTCTGCTAACACATCTGCCATGCGCATGATCAGCAGTGTTGAACTGACTAGATCGTCGTGTTCTCCGCTCTTGGCTTTAAACCCTAGTCCCGAAGCAATGTATGTTTTCAGCTCGGATATCAAGGGCTTGCTGTGGATGGTCATTTTATGATTTTCAATCATGTTCTTTAGCTGGCTGCAAGCAGATATTTTACTTCTATGTGTGGTGTTGAATCCTTTACGGAACTTGCGAATGTGTCCTTTGCGGATGGGCTCTGAAAGGAACAATCCATGAAAGTTTTCTTCACCTATGTCGTTGATCACTATTAGGGCAGATTCACCTATGGTATTGTTTTCAACACTGTAATACATAATAGGTGCACCGCCCTGTTCTTCACCTCTTTCATAGATGTATTTTAGTATTTCTCTCAACACTCTGACCTGTTGCTGCACAGGAGTGGTATTGTGATGCCATTCTGCTACCTGCACCATTTCAGGCATTTCATAGACCTGTATAGCCCCGTAGTCTCCACCTGTGCCCAAGCTAGGGTCTAGAGCTATTAGATATGTGGCTCTGGGATTTATTTCTTTATACCAACGAGTCTGCCCCATGTTCATCATAGGGTCCGATCCTGCAAGTTCAACTAACTTCACAGAGTTGATTAGAGTTTCGTCATAGATCAAGAACTCGCATTCAAACTCTCTACGGAATCGTTCTTCGCCAATCTTAGCACGTTCTAATCTAGCCCACTCGTCGTCACGGTCTGGGTGTTCTTGCCACGGTGCAAAGAAGGGGAAGAAACCGTTGACACCTAATTTAGTTTCATTGCCAAAGTCGTCAAATCGCTTGTTGGCTTCTAACCAAATCATGGCGAATTGATCTTCGTCTGAGTTAGGTGTTGATGTAATAATAGCTTTACCACCTGTGGCTAATGTTGGTGATAATGCTGTCCAGAACTCTTTGGCTTTCTCTGGTGGTTGTACGAATGCAAACTCGTCGCAGTATATTAGCGAAAGAGATTTGCCACGACCTGTGTTTTCAGTTGTGGTAGTTGCTTGTATGCGTGATCCATTATCGTATTCGATGGTGTTTCTGTTATACGAATATACTCCAGCACGGATAAAATCGGGTAAATTTTCATAAGCATATCGATAACGATCCATGATGTCTCGAGCACCTTCGTACTTGTGTGCAGCGATCAATACCTGTACGTCTGGCATGAACTGAGTATACCATAATAGGTATGCTACTGCGCAGGTGGTCTTGCCCATCTGACGTGGCAACATGGCTATGCATTCTTTGTTGGTATGGTATGCGTCAATCAGTAGTTCTTGAAACCCGTAGGGCTCAAACGGTATTGATCCTCTAGTAGGATGTTGTATCTTGATAAAGTTTTTGGCAAAGTATAAAGGTCCAGTAACTGGATCCATACAGGCTTCTAGGTGCTTGACTTCTTCTAGATTATAGCGTATCGGTGCATGGGCTTTCTTGATTAGATTGCCGTCTAAGGATTTTGACATATGTTTATTTAATGAAAAAAATAGGCTCCGGAGAGCCTATTTGGTTTGTTAGTTTGTATTAACTATCGATGGTTTCTGCTGCATCGACTAGGGTTACAGCTACGTCTTTGTAAATGTCTGCAAGCGTGTCGGGCAATGTAACAGTTAATGATTCTTGTATTTCAGCACCTTGACCGCCATCAAATACTCTCATACTCTTAACATAGTTGGTTCTGCCAATGGCTTGGCCAACTTGATATCTCAATGCCTTAGCAGTCGAATCCACAGTAATAGTACCATCTGTAGTAGCGGTAAATTCAAAAGGTGTTCCGATTTCTGCTCTTGTTCCGCCTAATACACCGTCTGATGTGCCGGCACCTGCTGCACCTGCACGGTCATATCGCACCGTAAATGTAACTGCGGTTGCTTGATTGGCTGCTACTGTTACGCCAGCACTGGTAAACTGCACGTCTTGAATTTGTGCGTCAGCGTATTTTTGTAGATTTTCAACAATGGCTAAGAAACGTTGATGACCCCTAGCCACACGACGGCCAATTGCCAATGTAGCTGGCTTTGTTGCAAATGCGCTGTGATCTTGTGGGCATACTGCTCCGTTGTCGTTGCCGTCTGCTGTAGGGTATGTTCCTGCACCACCAGTTAGTGTAATTACCACTTGATAAAATTCTGGTCTTAGTGACTCAGATGAAATTTTAAATCCTGACATTATTTCGCTCCTTTAGCTTCTGCCAATCTCTGAAGTAGTTCTTCTCGTATACTGGCACGTAGTTGTTCTTTGCTTTCGTAAGCGCCTGCGGCCATAGGGTTGTCACCGCGATATGGTTTACCGCTGAAGCTTTTCTTAGGCTTGTTTAGATCATCACCGTCTGGAATAGCAGCGTCAACGCCTGCGTACTCTGGCTCTGAACCGTTCAGTGAATTACCAAATGCTTCATCTTTTTCTTTCTTTTCAGCATCGTGATCATCCATGTCATGATCTCCATCACCGTCAATGTCGCCCATGTCTTTGGTTACATCATCGCCGTCATCGCGATCTAAGTCGCCCATTGGCGGCATATTGTCTGCATCCATGTCGCTCGGACCGCCCATGTTATCTGCATCTGGCTCGCTGTGTGGCTTTGAGTCCATGTCTGGCAGCATCTTTAATGGAGGTAGTCCGCCCATGGGCTTGTCCATAGGCTCGATGCTGATAGAGCTCATCGGTGCTGGTTGGTTAATCATATCTGGATTAACTTTGGTCATCAGCTTCATTAGTTCTTCGATGTTGTCCATGCCTTGTGCATTGAGATTTAAACTCATGCTCGGTGGTGGAGTGTCTGGTTTTGCTGACATCGGTGGCATGCTAGGCATGCCCATTGGCATAGGTGAGTCACCGCAGGCTTCTGTGGCGGGCCTGTCTAACTCCTGCATCTTGGCCAATAGTTCTTGAAAGTTCATAGTTAATTTCCTTTGCGTGGATCTGGTTTGCCAGCATTTGACATTGGACTCATAGATCCGGCTTTGTCTATTTTTTGCTTGGGTATTTTATATTCAGCAGCGAACCCGTCTTTGGTTCTCTGCTTGGCTGTTTTGCTTAAATCTTTTAGAAACCCTTTGTTGAAATCATCACCGAAGTAATCTTTGTGTTTGATTTTTCCTGTGCCTTTGTCCATGTCTTGTTCGTCTAACATAGCTTCGCCACTGGGTTCGTTGTCCATCAACACTTGATCTACTTCTGTAGGCTCACCGCTGTTTCTTACACGGAAACAATCTTCGTCTATGCCTATAGCTTTAACGTGTGTTTCTATTTCTGGTGGAGTAATAGGATATTCGCAAATTACTTCATATATGGTAACCTGCATGTTTTCTTTGCCCGGAAAATCCAGTGGCAATTTCTGTATGGGTGTAGTTGACAGTTTTTCAAATGTCATAACCTTGCAGCTGTCCAAGCGCGATTTAAGAGCTTCTTGGAATTTTTCAGGAACATCGCCTGCAACTTTGATCTTGAAGCTGTAGATTTTTTTGTTTTCGACGAGATATTCTTTAAAAGTTTTCATATGAGTATTTATGCTTTTCCGCTTAATTTTTTCAGCAGCTCATTGCGATCTGTAATCACATAGCCCTGCCCGTTTATTACATTGTTGGGATCTACTCCAGCATCGTTGTCTATTTTAAGTTTTTTCAGCTGTAGATCCACAGCTTTGAGTTTCTTTTCTATCTTGTTGCTTTTGGCAGTAATAGCGTTGCCCATCATTGAGCTGGCTACTTCAAAAATCCTACCCGAATATCTCACTTCTACGTTCATGCCCAAATCCATGAGATCATCGTAGGCCTGTTCTGCTTTTTTTGCCAAATTATCCAGTTCTTGCTCATCAAGATTATCCAGTTCTTGTATATGCGGCAGTGTTTGTACTATCTTTTGTACCGCTTGAAACTGATCTTCAAGACTATTGATTTCTTCATGTACAGGCGGAGGTGGTAGTGCAGGCTCGGGCTGAGATTCTAAATCAAATAGTTCTTCTAATTTTTTAGTCATATCATACTTATCTGCGTTTGGTGCCTTGATGGAAAATATCCCCTTCATTGACCACTCTAAACCTAATACCTTGCTGTTTACACCAAGCTGTGGCAGCTTCCCATTTGGCCATGTTTTTAATATACTGCTCTTGATTGTATCTGCTTTTGCCCACTGATTCTCTTAGGGTTTGACTCTGCGGTTTGACCTCTACCACTTCTGCATGTTTCTTGCCAGTTTTGTCTTTGTAGACCACAAAGAAATCAGGCACATATATTGTGTATTTGCCAGTCATAGGGTCTCGGTATGGGATTTGTATACTTTCGCTGGCCCAATTTTCCACACCTTGATGCTCATCTAACATACGCATAAACACAAATTCCCACGAACTACGAGCCAATGGAGTTTTCTTCCCTACATATTTGGCAGGGTTTTTCATTTCAAATCGTCCCTGTGCGAATTTAGACATTAGGCAGCTATGTTTCTTGTTTGGTTAGGCTTTATATCAGTGGTTCTGTAGCCTAATATAGATGTGGACACACGATTGTTGTTGAGTATCTCTGCCACGATCTGCCCTAACGAAACTCTGGAGAAACTTTTCAACGTATCGAGTATTTCAAAGATAGGTGTGCTGTCAATCTTGGCCTGTCTTAGGATTACGGCTGCACAGGTCGAAGCAGCATCGAGATCAAACCCGGCCTGCTGGAAAAAACTCACTGCGGCTGTGACATCATTGGAAGGAAACTCTAATGCTGCCTCACCGTAGTTTTCAAAGTATAATTTAGTAGTAGCTGCACTGTCTTCTATAGGTTGTGCTGGTAAATTAGTAGTCATAGATTAATCTGGACCTCCTACCACGTTCCGTTGGCTGGCGCTGGTTGTAGTTTCTGTGCTGGCGCTCTTGGGAAAGATAGCACCTACTACCCCGCCTATACTCTGTGCTGCCGCTGTGATATTTCCAGGATTGCTAAGGATGCCAATTGCTTCACTGGCCAACTGCTCTTTGCTTAGGCTCTTAAAATTCTTGTAGGTGTTTATGGACTTGGCTAATGTACCAATGAATCCTCCAGGAGTGCTGAAAGCACCGCCTGACCCAATGTCACCGAAAATCTGCTCCAGGCCATCTAAAACTCCGCCTTCGCCTGTAAGTGTGGCAACGCCACCGCCTGCCACACTTAATGGACTTGGCACAGTGTCATAGTGTAATGTGGCAAATCCTTTAGGTGTACCAACACTTACATTGCCAGTGGTATATCTCACAGCCTCGTACTCTAACGTCATTTGGCTTTCATTGAATTCACTGGCTCCATAGTCCATGCCCCCGTGATTCCAAGTCTTGATTCTGGGATTTACCAAAGTATATCCAACAAATCGTCTACGACTCATGGTATAGATAGTTACCGATTTAAAGAAGTCTGCTTCTTTCTTGTCGTTGTCTAAGCCATATCTAAAATTGTCAATTTGTGTACCAGTCTTTCTAAGATGATTGGGCTTGAAGGCTGCATCCGGATTGTGACGATCTGCAATATAATAACCGTAATACAAGGCCCACATGGCATTGATCACAGCATTGCTGTCGTCGTGCATGTTGATGTTTACAGGTTCGTAGTTGATCTGTTTATAAACTATCTTTTTGCGATTGTATTGATTTTTTACCACTGAATCAAAATTAAATTTTGGTAAGTCTGCACTCTTTACTAACAGTCCAGCTTCGTTGGCATGCTTGGCGGTGAATGCACTCATGCCTCTTACTGTGTTGTCTATTTCAAACTGAACATAGTAAAGAAACTTGGTCTTAGGACTGAGTCTAAGATTGTTATCAACAAATAATCTCGTGGCATGACGATAGTTACTCTGTTGACCCTTGGGCTTGGTTACGCCTTCGATCAAGCCTGAACCGAACTCTGATAGATATCTCGTGAATTTATTTGCCATACAAATATTTATGCCACAAAAAAAGCCCGATTTTTAGTCGGGCTTTTTGAGTTAATATTACTATTATCCCTGGGCTGTAGACGCACCTGTAGTAGCAGCACCAATAGTTCTTCCTACTGCTGCTCCAATACCGCCTATTGGGCTCACTGCTGTTGTACCAGCTGCGAACTGTGATAGGTTATCGTAGGCAATAGTCAGTGCCACTGTCATGTGCTCGTTGGTACTGTAGTTTGCATCACCGTAGTCTGCATTCTGCACAAAACAACCATATAGTTCAAATGTTTCTAAGGTGGTTGGTACTAGAGCACCATTACCGCCGTCAAGCACTTCGATACGTGTGGTAAATTTGTAGTCAATACCTGAACGTGCAGAAGCCTGTTCCATAAAGTCATACTGCTTCTGAATCTGTTGGCCAACTAATTTCTGCACTTGTCCACTGGCATCGTCACGCAATGTCAGTGTAACGTTTTCAAGTGTGTATTTGCCAGCTAATTTAACTTTTGAGTTGTAGACGTCCAGTGTCATTTCTTCAAACGACACTTTAGGTCTTGTAACATCTTGTACCTGTTTAGTAAGTTCAGTAGCTGCGGCAACTCCAAATCCTAACAGTGTAACTCTAAAGCGATATTTTAACTTTGGCATCAACAGCACTTGAGTGCTGCCAGCTGCGTTGGTAGTTGGAATACCAATGTTGTTAAGCGATGTAATTGCCATTTTTAAATTTCTCCTGTGTTCTTGATACGCAATGGAATGTAAATGAACTCAATGGCTTTCACTGGCTCTATAGCGATATCAACATAAAGTTCGTTGCGATCGATACGAGACGGAGTGTTATTGCTTTCATCACACACAACCGCAAAGTCGTAAATTGCTCTCAAGCCTACTAATTCTAACAATAGGCTTTCTGCCGCTTGTTTGATTTCGTCTCTGGTAATCTTGTCATTGGGTTCAAACAGATATGGACGAGCCAACTTGTTCAACTGACTACGCAGGTATACTACTAAACGTGCTACGTTGATACGATCTAATGCTGATGCATTTCTTGCACGGGTCTTTTGACCGTATGCTACTAAACCAACACCGTTAAAGAATGGAATTGGATTAATTTTTAGTTCGTATAATGTATCGCGTTGACCTTCGTTCAATGCAACTGTTTGGAATTCACCTGTGGCTGCATCAATATACCCTACTGCTGTGGCGTTGGTAATACCGCCACGTCTTGTACCTGCTGGTGCAAACCATGGGAAGCTGACATTGTCGCTGAGTGCGATAGTCTTCAGCATCATGTGACTTGCTGGAACCACTGCATTAGAACCGCTTAGGTCAGTGGTAAATCCATTTGGATAGTATGTGGCCAAGTATTCATCATAGGTCACAACACCGTCATCACCGTTGTCTGTGACTAATTCTGCGTTAGTACCCCAGTTGTTCAATGAAGTAGCATCTGCTGGCAATCTCAATGGAGTATCACCTACCACAAACGCAGTAATACCTCTGTCAATGTTGAGATTAACTAGGTTGCTCATTGTTTCTGGATATCCTGGGCAAGCTATAATATTGAAGTTTCTGCGTTCTTCATCGCGGATTTCTTGGCTTGTGTCAATCACTGACTTCAACGCCTGTGTAACCACTTTGCGTTGTGCCTTGCGACCGAATGATCCCGAACCGTCTTCGTTGTTGCCTGAAGCAGTAACCCAACGATCTGGGAAATAAGTCTCCATGCTCAGACCAGAACCGCTAAGAAATGCTGATCCTGCCAGTGTCGCTGAGCTTGTTCTTGGATTGTCGCTGGCTGTATCGATGTAGCTGTTTTGATACTGCTTGACGTTGCCGCCACTGCGTCTAAGATTCCACAACAACATGCCTTTAGGATACAGTGCTGGATCTGGAGCATCTGGGTCTAAGAAGTTGTTGGTGATCAAGTCTTCTATAGTTGATTGACTTGAACTTGTTCCTGTAGTATTCCAACGAGCGTCTGCAAACAATACACCTTCTTCAGTTGTTTGATCTGTTTTGTCTACTAATTCCCAACGCAGTGTAGCATCGCCGATATCAGTTAAGTTGCTGTTGTATCTGTAAATTGTTGGGAAGTTTTCCAAATCAGCTGTGCTAATCCATAGATCGCCTGATGTAGTAACACCAGACACATATGGATTGCTGGCAGCAACAATAGGCAAGTAACCTGTTCTCAGAGTAGCTGTTGCAGCTTCGTAATAAGGTGATGATGTTGTATTAGCTCCTGGAGCACCATATCTATATCCTACCCATGTGTTGCCGTTGTGAACCATGATATCTACATCAGCAAAATTAGGATTGTACCACATTTGTTGATCAGCTGGTTCATTTAATGGTGCATCAGGTCCGGCAGCAAATCTCGGATCATCTGCAGCTAGAGGTTTATATCCAGATACCAAGTAGTCTTCTGCAGCACCTGTAGCAAGATCTTCTGCTCCCACTGCGCCACTGCCCAATGAGATGTTATAGAAGTTTTCTGTACCTGCTCTAGTCTTGATGTTATAGGCTGTGAACAAAGTTGACAAAGGAGTACCTGTGCCATCTGTGAGTCTAAAATCGCCGCCGTCATTGTGAGTAATTACCAATCTGCTCTGAGTCGCTGTTACAGCTACTACAGAAGCTTCGATGTTTGTGAAGCCAGCTGCGTTGATAGCAGCAGCAAACTTGTCTGCATCGCTGTTGTCGCCTGTAGGAGCATTTCCTGTAGCTGTGCTCAATGTAATTGTTTTAGCTGCATCTAATGCCAACTGCCCTACAATGCTTTCAGCCAATGTAAATGTTCTTGTAGATGCTGCGGTAAAGGTTCCACTTTTGACAATGTTAGATGTAATGCTGGTGCCTTGACCTGCACCAACGTTTCTATACCATACACGGAATTCAGCTGTGTCTGGTGTTGTGTCAAATCCGCTGTTTTCTTGTGCGTTGCTTTGTACAAACAATGTGTCTACTGAAATGTTTGCGCCACCGCCACTGCGATCCAAATAATACAAGGCTGCGTTTGTGGATGCATAAATCGGTGCCTCTGATGCTACCCATGATTGTGTAGCAGAGCTCCACTGTTTGGCTCTCCAGCGAGCACCTCGATTAGGTTCTGTGGTTTTAATCCATACAGAACCTGTAGCATATCCTGCTACAGTAGTAGTGTTATCACCACGCTTGAAGGTCGGCACATCTGTGTGCGGAGTCTGTTGCAACTTAGGGCTGAGATATTCACCGGCTGTGATACCAATAGTTGCCCATGAAGCTGTTCCGTTGTCTAATTGAACCCGACCGTCTATAGCAGTTGCAGAATCACCAGTTGACCCGCTTCTACCGTCTGCGTATATATAAAGTTTATTTGAAATGACCTGTGCATTTACACCTTGAATATTTGCTGCAATAATATTATCTTTAATTGTGGTTAAGGATCCAGCAACGATAGAAGTGTTATTAATAAACAATGTGCCACTGAGTGTGCCGCTATAGGTAGAGCTGATCACCACTGGCCAGCTGGCCTTCCACGCATTTGATCCTAATAATACCCAATCGCCTGCATCAACTGGTGTACCACTTAGAGCATTATCTCCAAGTCCACCGTTACCAGCAGACTTGTAGTAGATTCTTGCAAGATCTTCTGCTGTACCGTAGGAAGTATCACCTTCAACTGTGCGGAACACTACTGCGTAATCGCCAATTTGTCCTACTGAAGTTTTAGGAGCATTAGTTGTTTCTATTTTGCTTGGAAAATCTGCGTCTGTAAGTACCAATGGCACTTTGTTAGTAAATTTCTGTCCGCCTACTGTGGTAGCGGCTGCACTGTTCCACTCTTGGATACCCCAAGTTGTAGCCTGCGTATCGATCCACCATTTGCCGTTTACTGGGCTCGCTCCCGGGGCATCTACTTGTGCTGCAAGTTCGTCTAAGTCTACATCAGCACGAACAATAAATGCCGCGTTGCTTACACCTAATAAACTGTATGCTGCTAATAGTCCATACTCGTTACGCTCTGAGCCATGAATAGGAGTTGAACTCGCTGTCTGCTCAAAGAACGGAACTCCAAACAGATCGGTAAGATCTCTTTGGCTGGTAACTTTAAATGCTTTGCCAGCATTTGCTTTGGTTGTTGCTGAAGCTGTGTTAGTGCCAGCTCCGTTTGTTTTATCTTGGGCTGTTGCTACGACAATAAGAGGGACCGTACCAGGTTCTGCTGGTGTATAAAAACTCTCGTCGATTACCGTAACTTGTACGCCTGGTGATGTTAGTGCCATATCGCCTATTCTCCTGGTAATAGTTGCTCATAATATTTAGCATACTATTCCAAAAACAGCGAGTTAGGTGCATAACAAAAGGGGTCTAAAAGGGTAAATATCACATGCGACCACTATGCAAGGCCTGCGCACAGAGACCTAGAGCCATTAATTACTACAAAGACTCTCGTGCCTACTATAGAACACTCTGTGAAATCTGTTTATCACACGGTGCGGGTGCGCATATTCCTCGTTGGCAACGTGCAGGATACAAACCCAAGACCGTGTGTGAAAAATGCGGGTGCAAAAGTCCGCACACAGAAGTGTTTAGGGTGTTCCACATAGATGAAAATCTCAACAACTGCAGACCAAATAATCTCAAAACCGTGTGCTTGAACTGTGCTGCTATCTTAGGCAAAGAGGGAATTACTTGGCGACAAGGCGATCTTGTGGCTGACTATTAGTTCTGCACTCTGACGATATAGTTCATCGATGGTACCATTGTTATTGACAATGCTGTCAAACTCACTGCCCAACCATGCCCATTCTGATGCATGTATTTTGCGCATCTTCATGGCATTAAGACCTACGTTATTGCCTTGATTAGCACTGATAGCATCAGCATACCACTCAGGTAATTCTCCACGTTGTACCCAAACAATCTGGCCACCTGCATCTTTAATTGATTTGATTTCGTTGGGGAATCTACAGTCTGAAATCACAATATGGTCCTTGCTCATACGAAGCTTGTTTTCCAGCGAAGCGATCCATATGTCATCGTGAAACGATCTACGACATACTTCAGTGCCCCAGTATTGTAGAACCCATCTAGGAGTTAATGTAGGCATGTCTAAGCGTTCTGCCCACCAAGGATCAACTTGTTCTCGCCACTCACGAGCCTGTGCAGTGCGTCCTTCCAGCAGAGTTCGATCCCATCCAAACACACTGGCTACAGCGTCTTTGAGTGTCGAAGCAAAACTTTCTCTGCGAAATTCGTGAAAATTGACTAGATAGTCGGCTACGGTGTCTTTGCCCGAGCCTATAAAACCGCATACACCTATGATCATAAATTGTCCCCTTTAGAACAATTATAACATGTGTGAAATTAAGATGTCAACCAGTTATCCAACCCCAACCCTGTGTAGTAATACCAGTTTTGAGATCTTCCATTAGTTTTTCTATTTCGGTTTGGCCTTCTGTGATCAGTGCTGTGCCGTTGAGCTGTGTGCCACCTTGTGGTCCTGCAATCTGTCCAAACTTGCTGCGAGCTTGTCCTAGCATCATCTTGCAGTTGGCCAGAGCGTAGTCCTTGATCCATTGTCCAGAATACACATCGTCTATGATAGCAAAGTCTGGCTTGGTATTATACACCATTAGCATAACACTTTCTTCGCCTCGAGGGCGTTGATGTATGATAATTTTATGATTTTGTGGATTCCAAGTAAAATTAATGTAGCTACCAAACATCTTACCCACTAATTCCTGATACTGACTAAACAATTCATATGTTAGTAAACCGCCCATGTTAGTGCTGCTTAACAGGTAGGTATTGGCATAGGCCAAATTAAATGGTTCAAATACTGTACCGCCTGTGCCGTTGCCAGTTCTCGAGCCCACTGATCTGCGGAATATTTGACGTACCTGTTGTATTTCTTTAGGTAATATATACTCGTTGGTACTCTCAGTTAAGGTTAAAAACATATAGCTTTCTTCCACAGCGTTATCGCTACGCTGGCGGAAAACTGCTAGAGCACGATTAAGTGCTGTGTCGTAATGGATGGGATCTAGTTCTACATCTACCATACCATCGCCTAGCATGGTTTTGCAGTAGTTGTAAACAGAATTTTTGGCTTGGTCTGATGTGCTCATACGAGTATTTATCGTAGCGGTAAATATATGACTATGCCAAGACTCAGTTTATACCGTCCCGAAAAGGGCAACGATTTCCGCTTTATAGATAGATCCGCCTGGGAAATGTTCCAAGTTGGCGGTACAGATGTGCTGGTGCACAGATACATAGGTCCTGGTACAGCTATACAGGGCGATACTCCAAGCACTCCTAACTACACTACTGATAATGTAGCAAACATACAGGATCTATTGTTTTTAGAAAATAGAGATCGCAAGTATGATCCTGATGTATATGTGATGCGCGGAGTCTACAATATATCTGATATTGATTTTAACCTCAGCCAGTTCGGCTTGTTCCTGCAGAATGACACTATTTTTATCACTTTCCACATCACGGATACTGTAGAAAAATTAGGTCGTAAAATTATAGCAGGCGATGTTATAGAACTGCCGCACCTCAAAGACGAGTATGCTCTTAATGATTTGACATTTGCGCTGAAACGTTTCTTTGTGATTGAAGAAGTCAGCAGAGCAGCAGAAGGATTTTCAGCCACATGGTACCCACATCTGTATCGTGCCAAGTGCAAGCCATTAGTAGACAGTCAAGAATTCAAGCAGATCTTAGACGATATCGCAGACAGAGAATTCTACAAAGGCACTTACAACTCGACCGTAACATACTATCCTAATGATGTTGTACTTGCTGCCAACGGCAAAAAATATCAGGTAATCCAAGAAGTCACGGGTGTGGCTCCTCCTAACACTACTTATTTTGCGTTAGCTGATACGCTGAGAGATGTAGTCAGCACCTACGAAAAAGAAATGCAGATCACTGCTGCGGTATTAAATCAAGCAGAAGCAGATGCACCACGCAGCGGCTACGACACCAGCAAGTACTACACACTGCAACGTACTGCCGACGGCGATGTAGAATTGGCCAGTACAGATGCCACAGACGTCACAGTAGATGCTGCTACGCAGGCTACCGACGAAGCTGGTAATCTGTTGTATGACACAGACGGCAATCCTGTGTATGTCGGGCAGACTGCCAGCAGCGTAATATTAACGTCAGACGGAGATGGATATGATGGCTATCTAACCGAAGACGGTGTGCCTCCTAATGGTGCTCCTTTTACCGCAGGCATTTCTTTCCCGAACAATCCTATCAATGGACAGTTTGCACTGCGAACAGATTATCTACCCAACAGACTGTTTAGATTCGACGGGGCAAGATGGCGTAAATTTGAAGATAATGTGCGCATGACTATGAGCAATCTTGGAGCCAGCGATGTGGCCGCCGGCACATTTGCAGGCAAAGATGTAAGACAGACCCAGAAGGCCACATTCATTAATAATCCTACTGTGAGTACCATAGACGGACACACAGTCAAAGAAAAGCAGAGTCTCAGCAAGGCTCTTAGACCTGAGGCAGACCTATAATGGATTTTCACTATGACGGACAGATAAGACGCTATGTTACACAATTCATGCGTGTGTTCATTGGATTTAAATATCAAGCCGGGGACGGTGAGCAGAAACAGATACCTGTAATGTACGGCGACTTGACTAGACAAGTGGCCAGCATGATCAAAGACAATTCAGAAAACAAAATGCCCACTGTGCCAAGGATTGCCTGCTATATCACAGGCATCGAAATGGACACCAGTAGACTCAGTGATCCCACATTTGTATCTAAGATACACATAAGAGAACGTAGATTCACAGACGCCAGTGGTACTAGAGAATACGCTGGCGCTCAAGGCGGCAGTTACACGGTTGAAAGACTCATGCCCACTCCGTTCAAACTGACTATGAAAGCCGATCTGTGGACCTCAAATACAGATCAAAAACTGCAATTGTTAGAACAGATATTGGTGCTGTTTAATCCCAGCCTGGAACTACAGACCACAGACAACTACATAGACTGGACCAGTCTCAGTGCCATGTATTTGACCAGCACTAATTTTTCCAGCAGAACTATTCCTCAAGGTGCAGAATCAGACATAGACATCTGCAGTATGGATTTTGAAATGCCGATATTTATATCACCACCAGCCAAGGTTAAAAAGCTAGGCATAGTACAGAGCATAGTGGCCAATGTGTTTACAGAACAAGGTGAAGTATTAAATCTTTCAGATCTCATATACAATACTTCACAGCCTAACACTTCATTAGCTGGAAAAACATACGGACGTTATCGAGTGTTGCTGTTTAAATCTAACACCGGTTCAGTCAATGACAACCAATATGATCTCACGATAGTGAATCCCACAGACGCAGTGATATCAACTGGGCTTGATCAGCGTGAATACAAAAATGGTGAGCCTGTAGAGTGGGCTAAGATTTTAGAAGTACAAGGCGGATATGTACCGGGCAGTGAAGTGTGGTTTAAGAAATTCAGCGGATTTGAAATAGTAGGAACGTTTGTGATCAACCCTTTAGACGCTACTGTACTCACGGTGACTCTAGATGCAGACACATACCCTGCCAATGACGACATAGCCAGCACAATTCCGGGAATTGCTGCTAGAGGTACAGTGGACGCCATTATAGATCCTTACAAGTACAATCCCCTAGAAGTATACGGATCGCATGCACAGATACCATTAGGACTGCGATTCCTAATGTTAGATGATGTCAACAACAGTGAGAATCGTGGAGGATACATTAATCTGCCTTCTAACCCAGCAGACAGCACACGGATTCCATACAGAGGACCACAGGCTTGGCGCAATCCCAGCAACAACGACTCAAGTTGGGAAAACCAAGACGGAACAGATCCTGTTATCATAGCCAACTCCATTGTAGAATGGACTGGACAGACATGGGCTACCGTTTGGAATCCTGTGGACAACACATTAGAAGCTGCCGATATGGCCGGGGAAACATTCTCCCCCACTCATATCCAAAATATTCGCACAGGAATCAAGTATAAGTGGGACGGTGATCAATGGCTCAAGGCGTTTGAAGGCGAGTATATGCCAGGAGAATGGAACTTCAAAGCAGCAGGCGGATAAGTATCTGCATGCAACAGCGTGCCGGATTATTATTCTTAGCTAAAACCACAGGTAGAATCCTACTGATCCTAGACAACGATCGATGGACCGTGCCTACATTTCAGCGTAACAACAGTCTCTTAGAGGATGCACACGCACTAATGACTCAATACTCACAGGGTCGTATAGTACCTATCGAGCTGTATCTATCAGAAGATCGTGGGTTTGAATACGGAACATATGTATGTGTAGTAGAGCAAGAATTTTTGACCACAGTGTCAGCCACAGTATGTTGGGCAGATTTGAATCATTTGCCCAAACAATTACATTCAGGCCTACGCACCACATTAAATAATCAAGTAATACGTGTAAAAATAGAAACCATATTGGAGTTGGAAAATGTCAAATCTATTACAAAGGTCCAGTAGATTTCAAGAGGACTGCGCAAAATATCGTGCTGCTATAGGCACCATGCCTGACGGCCCAGTCAAACAAGAATCTCAACAACTGTTGAATAAACTAATTGCGGAAATAAAAAAATTAGACAGCATGCACATGGAGATGATTTACAGTCGTCAGCTGCCTACTATGGGAGGTGATATGAAACAGGATATCACTGACATACGAAAAAAATTAGAAACAAGAATTAGAGACTGGTCACAAGCGCAGAAAAATTAAATACTGCCAAAGTTTTTCACTGTGATAGTTCCTATCATAGCAGCATGACTTCCGCACTGATATCTATAACTACCCGATGCAGTGTCGGGAATCTTCCAATACAATGTTCCTGAATCTTTGCCTTGTGCTGAGGAGCCTGTAGTCACTACTCCTGCCGTAGTTACATGCACGAGTCCTGTGTTGAAATTAGTACCTGTGTTATCTTGAATTAAAAATGGATGTCCAGTTGCTTGCAAATTAAATGCTATTGTAGTACCATTGATAGCAAAAATTGTAGGATCGTCGGAAGCACCGTATTGATCAAATCGATATGCACTGGCTCCGTTATTGGTTACTACCAGCATAGTGATCGCAGGTAGATAGATCTTATCTATAGTTAATGAAGCAGACACTGCATCACTAAGTCCCGTGAATGCTGTGGCGCCTGCTGTGACTGTGCTGTTTATAGTTAATGTGTCTGTGCTGGCATCAGTGGTGATTGAAATACCGGTGCCTGCTACCAAAGTCAATGTGTCTGTAGCCGAATCAGCAACCACTGAACTTTGTCCTGCTACTGCAATTGTAGCAAAACTATCGGATGCAGTCCCGCCACCTGCAGCAGCAATAGTTATGGTATCTGTACCGGCATTTGTGGTTATGGTTATGTTTGATCCTGCTACCAAAGTCAATGTGTCTGTAGCCGAATCAGCAACCACTGAACTTTGTCCTGCTACCGCTATGGTGCTAAAGCTGTCTGAAGCACTCCCCCCTGTGGCCTCGGCCCAAGAGTTGTCGCCTCTTAAATAGGTGCTGGCACTAGGTGTGCCTGTGGCTCCTATACGACCTATAGGTACAGTGCCCGAAGTCAGTTGGGTGGCATTCAGTGCGGTTAGATTGACACCCGATGTTGCTGGCAGAGTCTCTGGGAATCGTGCGTCAGGTACTGTGCCTGAAGTTAGTTGTGTGGCATTTAGTGCGGTTAGATTGACACCTGATGTTGCAGGCAAAGTAGCTGGAAAGCGGGCATTAGGTATAGTACCGCTGGTTAATTCAGTGGCATTTAGAGCTGTGATTAAACTGCCGTTACCACTGAAGCTGGTAGCGGTGAGCAGGCCAGCATCTGATATGCTGGCACTACTGACCTGTATGATTGTGCCTGTGGTTCCATCGTAGCGAACAATCCTATTGTCCACATAGCCGCCGCCGGCACTGAGTACATCGCCCGTGCCTGCTCCTGAAGCCCCAGGTGGACCTTGTTCACCTTGTGGTCCTGGTACACCAACAGCAGAAGTACTCTGTCTTGAACCGTCTGCGAATACAATTTCATTACCTACTACAACATCTGATTCAAAATTTACTGCCGGAGTCACTGTGATAGCTGTGCTATCTGTGCTGTCTATGGTGTTGGCCGCAAAGGTTATATTGCCTGTGCTGGCTGTGCCTGTAATGGTAATGGTATCTGTGCCAGCATTTGTGGTCAGTGTAATACCAGTACCAGCTACAAGTGTAAGAGTATCTGCGGTTGTGTCTGCAGTCACTGATGGCTGTCCGGCTATTGCAATGGTACTAAATGAGTTAGGGAGGCTGCTTTCTGCTGCCACAGGCACCCAAGCACCGTTATGAGCATAATACAGTTTGCCTGTGTCATGCACATGTGCTACCATGCCGTGATAGTCTACAGGAGATACTTCTGCGTTAAGATCTGCTAGAGTATCCCAATGGAATCTGATGCGATTTTTTTGGCCTGTGATATCTATTACACCTGATAACACCAGCGTATTGGTCGAGTCATCTAACCATGTTAAAGCAGTTAAGTCATTGACTTGAGAACCATTTGACGGATAATAGGCTATTTTTCCAGCCACGCCTGACTGCACTCCGCCACTGAATCCTGCTGAAGTAGCTTTGGCTAGGAACACAGCATTGGATATATTGGTTAAATCTGTCTTGGCAAGAACAATTCCCCCTAATAGATTTCCATCATACAGTCTTAGTGTATTTTGATCGCGGTCATAAAAGATTTCACCAGATGAGCCAATTTTTCTATCTAAAAAATCGGCTTCTCGGGGTATTACTCGTAGGTTTTTAATAGGAGCAGTCATCGGGATTCCACATATAGAAATATTTAGCGTAAAAAACTATAATATCACAAACTGCCGACCCTATGCATTGCCAACTATAAATACCCTACTTCACCAAGAGAGCATATGTTAATCAATTTAAGGAGAAATAAATGCCAGTTTTAAAACCAGCGCATGATAGAATTTTAGTTAAGAGACACGAGCCAGAACAAGTATCTTCTGGCGGTATTGTACTTGCTCCTGCGGCTGTAGACGAGCGAACATCTAAAGCCACAGTTATAGCAGTTGGCCCTGGAAAATATTCTGAAAAAACAGCAGTTTTAATACCAATGACTGTTAAGGCCGGAGATGAAATCTTATGCCATCCGGCTGCAGGGTCTAAAATAGTCGTCGGCAACGAAATATATTGGTGTTTGCCAGAATCCGATGTGTGGTGTATTGTAGAACCTGACTAAAATGAATGCTGATTTACAACAAAACAATTATTTTGTAGTAGAAGATTTTTTGCATCCTATCGCAGCCAGCATTGTTGCAAACAATTTTAAAAAAGAATGCATTAAAACGTTCGCTAAAGCAGATCCACAAGTTGCCGGCTCACCGGCATTATACAATAGTCAAATAGTACACCAGTTGCTAATTTCAAAGATTTTTTATATGAATGACTTAGTAGGTGAAAGATTATATCCCACATATTGTTATGGCAGATGGTATAAACGAGGTGCCGAATTGAAATCTCATATCGATGCCGAAGCTTGTGAAATTAGTGTAAGTGTGAATCTTGCAGGTGATAAGTGGCCTATACATTTCACAAAACCCGATGGCGAAACAGATAGTGTGTCATTAAATCCAGGAGATGCTGTAATTTACAAAGGTGCTAAATCCTACCACTGGCGTGATCCTTTTCAAGGAACTGAGTGTATTCAAGTGTTTCTGCATTACGTGACTATTGATGGTCCAAATTATTTACAGGCATTTGATCTACAACGTAATCCACAAGGACCTATGTGATTCAGTATCATTTTCCAACAGCAGTACTTACTGAATTACATCTGATATTAGCAGATGCAATGTTGCCTGTAGCTAAAAAATACCTAAGCGATCCAGATTATGCAAGACACCGATGGGGTTATAAAAATACATTCGATACTTCCATGCAGCTTGGAAAACAACCTGACATAGAACCATTTAAAAATCTTGTACATAAAACTGCTAGAAACTACCTTAGACAACTAGGGTACGACGAGCAACAAATTAATTTTGAAACACAAGTATTTGTAAGTGAGATGTTTGAAGGAAACTATCACGAGTCACATACACATCCTAATTCTATTTTATCTGGTTTGCTATATCTTCAAGTTCCCGAAGGATCTTCGCCGTTAATTATAAGCGATCCAAGACCGTTTAGAAATTTTGTCATGTTGCCTAGGTTAGGAGATACAGCTACTAATATTGAGGAAATTTCCATCACTCCAAAAAAAGGACTGCTTTTAATGTGGGAGTCGTGGATACCACATGTTGTTCCTCAAACACATAATACAGAAGGCCGCATTACCATGGTATTCAATCTTAGTAGGAAATTGGCATGAGTAATACACAGACCATATACAATTTTGATAAAACTAAACACCCGCTAAAGGAAGTAATTGTTTGTAGAAATAATTTCTTCAATAATCCAAACAAGGTGTTAGCTCTTGCACAACACCAAGAATATACTAAATCGGATCGTTATCCTGGAAAACGCACAATTAATTTATTAGAATCCACCGACGAGGAAACTAAGAATTTTGCAGTGTTTTTTGCTAAAAAAATTGCCAGAGAAGTATTCCCAGGAATTTCACAATTTGTAATACACATAAGTTTTCATATCAACGAACAATATGACGACGCAGATGCAAACATTGGATGGATACACAACGACGACGTCACCTTGGCCGGATTGGTATATTTAAATCCCAACGAAACAAATTTTGATAGTGGTACTTCGATCTTCTTAAAGAAAGGTGCAGAAGATTTTTCTGTACCTGATTTTCCATCTAGAAAACTGTTTAACACCACCAGTATAGTAACAGAAGAATACAAACAAGATTTAAAAAATAATCACACACATTTTGAAGAAACCATTCGGATAGGAAACACGTATAATAGACTAATAGCATATGATTCTAATCTATGGCATAGACCAAATACCTTCAAAGTGAATGTTAAAGAACCTCGTACTACACTATTATTTTTTATTGATCGATATGAGTTTGAGCAGCCAATCATTGATAATTTTTCTAAATGGATAGACTAACATGTCGATAACTCCTGTTCCGTTATTTCCAGTTAACTTGGTCAAGATGAAAGTGCGCAATCACGATAAGATTAAAAAATATCTCATGGACAATGTGTATCCGCAATATGTTAGGAATGGAGTCAATGACACCGTGACTAATGCCTACACTGATTATGTTCCGGGCGCTCACAAAATACCATGGATGATAGTATCAAAATTTTACGAAGATGACATTCGAGAATTTTTAGAATTTACCGGTATTGATTTTTCTAAAGGGTGGACTTTTAAAGTAACCTGCTGGTACGGAATGATGACTAATTCTACTTCCCAATTTCCGCATGATCACACTGGGGGGCCAAGGACCATACAGTGGTCTGCTGTACACTACGTAACACTAGACAACGAAAATTCTGGAACTGTATTTTTGAATCCCAATGCCAGAATGATAAAAAGTGTTATTCCAACAAAAAATAAAAATGAATTGCCTGAAATGTATTGGCCGGACAAAAAACAGATGCTGGTAGAGGAAGGCGATTTGTTACTTTTTCCATCGTGGCTTGATCACCATACGCCTGCACACACAACTGGTAACTTACGAGTTGTTGTTGCTATGAACGTAATGTTAACATATGATAATAAAGAAGGATATTAATGAATATTGTTATAGTAGGCGGCGGTACCGCAGGATGGATAGCTGCTTTAATGATCAGCAAAGCTAACCTAGGACACACTCTTACTGTAGTTGAGTCGTCAGCTATTGGTATTGTGGGTGCTGGTGAAGGATCAACTGGACTGCTCACATCTATTTTAAAAAATGAATCATGGGACTTTGGTTGCAATCTGCTGGAATTTTTCCAAGAAACTGGAGCCACATTAAAATACGGAATTCATCACAAAGATTGGAAAACAGTAGGTGAAAGTTATATGGGCCCGATCGGTGGCAACCCTGCATCAGATAACATAGTTGATTATATTTTCGCCTACTACCATAGCACAGATCCAGCAAATGTTCACCGAAGTTCAATCATAGGTCAAAAAATAGAACGTAAAATTTCTAATTTTAATAAAAAAACATTTTCCTTTGACAGCATAGGAACCGCATTGCACTTCGATGCACATGCGGTTGGCAAATACTTTAAAAAAGTCACTTTGAAAACTCCAGGAGTTTCTGTAGTTGACGATGAAGTGTTAGATGTAAATTTAGATTCTGCGAATGGAAATATAACATCTGTATTGCTAAAGTCTGGAAAACTGATCGATGGAGACTTTTTTATTGATGCCAGCGGATTTAAACAAGTATTGATGAAAAAATTAAATGCTAAGTGGATCAGCTATAAAGAAAATTTACCAGTCAACTCTGCAATGCCGTTTTTATTGCCGTTTGAAGATAATGAAATTCCAGAGTTGTACACTACTGCATGGGCTCAATCATCTGGATGGATGTGGCAGATACCGAGTCAGCACCGCAAGGGCTGCGGTTATGTGTTTGATGATAATTTTATCACTGCAGATCAAGCTCAAGCAGAAATAGAAACCACGTTAGGCAGACCCATTGATCCAATACGTGTACTAAAATTTGACACCGGACGACTAGAAAATGTCTGGGAGAAAAATTGTCTGGCAATCGGGCTCGCTGCTGCATTTGCAGAGCCGTTAGAAGCTACCAGCATACACACTACTATCGCTCAACTGATGACATTTGTTTTTGAATTTTTAAAACCTAAGTTAGAAGACACGCTGAATCCGGGCAGCAGAAACAGCTATAATCGACGTACTGCTAAATTGTATGATGCTACTAAAGAATTTCTAATCGCTCATTACATGGGAGGCAGAACTGACAGTGAGTTTTGGAAGTATGTTAGTTCAGGAAAAACCAAAACTGAATTCGTTGATAATTTACTAACCATGTGTAAAACACAAATGCCTGCAAATCGAGATCTTGATATATCATTTGCGGCCCCCGACATGGGACTCTGGAGCTTTGTGTTAGCCGGACTAGGACATATCACACCAGAGACTTCGGCCAAAGTATTTTCTGGAAATACCGTTCCTATTATAGGATTAGCAGATGTCAGCGGTGTTATTAACGAGTATCAAAAAATCATAGATAGTGGTGTACAAGAGAACATGACTTATTCCGATTTTATCAACTTTATTCGTCGAACCAGTAAGCAATCATAATTGCAAACGCTGCTATTAATTTTAGATAATTATTAGTATGAGTTTTTATAGCCTACCCAACGTTGGTATATATTTGGATACATTCAATCCGTTTATATTCCAACGAATAAAACAAGAAACAAATAAGTTCCTTACGGATTTTTCAACAGAGCTAGATGAGTCTAAAGATTTATTAAGACTTTATCACAAAAAACAACAAGGCTATTCAATAAATTATAAATTATCAGACGAGCTAATTTCTTTGATAGATAAAGAAGTACTAAAATTATTAGGTGTCTACGAGAACAAATATCAATATTTTGACAGATTATTTAATTCTGTAGCAAACGCTGAAAACAAAGAAATTAAATTATCTCTTGAACGCATATGGGTAAATCTTCAACGGCGCGGTGAGTTCTTGCCGTTACACAATCATAGCGGAATTTATAGTTTTGTTATATGGACTACTATTCCATACACGATAGCTGACGAAAAAGATAACATTGCCAATCCTGATTTGATTAAAAATCGCACTGCTAATTTTGAGTTTGTGTACGTTGATGCTCTTGGAAAAATTGATAACTATCCTATTCCAGTTGATAAAAAACTTGAAGGAAAGATTTGTATATTCCCTGCAGAGTTGCAACATCAAGTATATCCGTTTTACAGCACTGACGATGTTAGGATTTCGTTGGCTGGTAATTATAGGTTAGAAATAGAATGAATTTTGAAAAATATGAATTTCAAGGATTTATTGGCGTATTTGAAAACTACTTTCAAAACTCATACTTTCAAGATGTTATCAACTACTACGATAAAATAGCCGACTTATCATTGCACCAACAGGATACCGTTCCTAAACACTGGAAGGATGATGAACAGCTTTATATGCTGGATCCAAAAGTAATTAGTACACTACATCCACAATATGTAAATCATTTTCTTGAAGTATTATGGCAAAAAATAATGCCTATTTACACTGACAAGTTTAGCATACTACAAGATAGATCTTATAAAGTAGAACAGATCAAGATGAAAAAAATTGTTCCAGGTGGTGGCTTTCATCAGTGGCATTATGAAGCACTTGGAGAGGATTCTAAAAGAAGAATTGTGATACAGCTTTACATGAACGATATAGACGATGCAGGTGAAACAGAATTTTTATATCAAAATACTAGGATCGTTCCCAAGAAAAATAAACTGTTAATATGGCCAGCTGATTGGACTCATACACACAGGGGAAATCCTCCTATTGGGGACAAAAACAAATATATATTAACCACATGGTTAATAGAAATAGACGAAGACAAATCTAATAGATGAAGATTAAATTTAACATAGACGATAAGACTGCATTAGAACACTGGAAGCCTATACCGGCTAGAGAATATCTGCCAGAGTGGTATGCAAATATGGCTAAAGCCAAGGACACATACAGCTTCGATGAAAATGCTTTAAAAAGTATTCGAGCCTGTGTTCCGGTTGAAGATTTTATAACAGCCGGATATATTCTAAGAGCCACTTACGAAGTTAGAGTCAGTGAAAAGATTGAAAATTTTGTTCCTAAAATGAATATTGTTACCGCGAATACAGTACGCAACAAAATAAATGATTCTAAAAAAACTGATGACATGCAGGGACTACATCCTAACAATGCTGTCGGCATTTATGCTGAAAGTACATGCCCAATGCGATCAACAGATAAGAAAAATTTAACAAACTATTTTCGATTTAACTCCGAGTGGACAGTGCAGACTCCCCCGGGTTACAGTTGTTTAGTGGTGCAGCCTTACTACTTGTTTCAAAACCAATTCAGTATCATGCCTGCTATTATCGACACAGATAAGTTTAATCAAAAGATTCCAGTGGTAGGATACTTAACAGAAGTTAATACTGAGGTTAGATTTTATTGCGGCGATCCGTTAGTACAAATTATTCCATTTAAACGAGACAACTGGGAATCTGAATTCACTGCAGATACTATACTAAACAAATCAAAATATTATTTGTTTAATGCATATAAAAAATTATTCCATTCTGAGAAACAATTTAAATGACCAAATTAATAACATTTTCCGGCAGTGATTTAGAAGCAATTGACATGTTTCCGCCTATGCCTGCTGGGAAAGTAATTCCAGACTGGTATAAAGATACTCCCATTGAAGTACCAGAAATTGAACCATATACCAAACCTCATACCCCTACGATTAAACGATGTGTGCCAGTATTGGATTACATGACCACTGGATATGTTATACGTGCTACATATGAAATTCAAATCAAAGAATTTGTTGATGCAAACTTTATTACAGGATTTGATTATCGATGCAGACATACCGACAACCATGTAGGTAAACATCCGTGGCATCAAGCCCAGTTCAAAGCAGAAGATGGCAAAAAGCATCATTATCTAAAAATAAATCAACCATGGCATATTAAAACTCCTCCGGGGTATAGTTGCATGTTGTTTGATCCCTATTACAGATTTAGAAAAGAATTTTCAATTTTTCCAGGAGTAGTTGATACTGATAAACACGATGAGCCTATTGGCCTTGTTGGCCTTGTCAAAGAAAAATCATTTACTATCAATCCCGGAGACCCATTAGTGGTGGTTTTTCCTTTCAAGCGAGAAGATTGGCAGATGAATATTACACACATCTCAGATAAAGACGAGTGGGCTAGGTCTAGTTTTAAATATAGGCTTAGTACTTATTGGGCTGGTATATATGCCGACCTATTTCATTCTAAAAAAACTTATAGGTAATAATAATGTTTTCATTCTTTTTTAAAAAATCAAAAATTGTATTAGATTGTTTCACCGCCAATCCCGAAGTAGAAACACTATTTCCTATTTTATATGCGGAAGAAAGATTACCTAGTTTTTGGAAAAACTTACCCACGACAGTTAAACATCAAGGTCCTATGCGCGGTACTATGAAAACATGTCCGGGGGTGAGTACACTATATCGAACTGGATTTATATTACAAAGTTGGGAAGACTATTGGATTGGAACAGAGGGCGGATCGTTAAAATGGTTTCCTGAAGACGATGCTGAGGGACATCATCCTAGCCAGTGGGGTGAATATCTCAAAGGATTTTATCACTTAAAACTTAATAGTCCTTGGAAAATCAAAGAAAAAACTGGGGTTAATTTTCTTTACACTAATACATTCTGGCATGATGACGAATTTAAACCATTTGTAGTCAACGGCGTAGTCGACTACAAATATCAGCATACTACCAGTGTAAACTTGTTGGTTCCTAAAACTATGTTTCCTAAAGACCTAACAATTCCGGCCGGTAAAGAATTAGCACATGTAATACCGTTGTCCGAGTCGGATATAAAAATCTCAATGCACACTGTATCGTACGAAGAATATATCAAACAAGTCGGAATTGTTCCGTTTGCGCTTAATGGGCAATATTTTAAACGTAAAAAAATCTTAAAAGATTTAGGACTGTAAGATGCCTATTGTATCGCTATTTCCTACATTGATATACGAACATCAGGGAACAATGCAGGAAATTTTTCTAGTGCAGGATGAGATAAGAAAAAAATTGCCTATAATAGAACAAACTGATATTTTTAATAATCCTCCTGGTTGGGAGGACGGTGTACAGACTAATATCAAATCTCGGACTAACTCTATTAAAGATTTTGAATTAACACATTTAAAAAAATACATCGAAACACACGTTAAAAAATACATTGATCAAACACAATCATGGCACCCTGTGCCGATTGCTCTCCGACACAGTTGGATCAACAAAACTGGCAGAGACCAAGGTCAAGAATGGCATCAGCACAGCGATGCATTTATTTCCGGAACTTATTATTACCAAACTACTGGCAACGACGGTAATTTTAGCCTTATGAATGCTATACCGTGGATGCAACAAGAACTATTTCCATTCGGAAACATAGCTGAAAAATACTATGATATTAAACCAGCTGTGGGTAAATTACTATTATTTCCTGGATGGCTACAACATTCTGTAAAAAGAAATAAAACAGACGACGTTCGTATTTCCATATCATTTAACCTTCTTAGAGATTATTGGAAAAACGGCGATAGCCAAGATGTAGGTTACATCTAAAAGTACTCAACTAAATATTCAAACGGGAGTTAGGACAGTTTATGAAAAAACCAATTAAACGTATTATTATTGCCGGTGGTGGCAGTTCGGGATGGATGAGTGCAGCTATGTTATCAAAACAATTTCCAGATATGGAAATTGCGCTGGTTGAATCGCCAGACGTTCCAATTATCGGGGTGGGCGAATCCACACTCGGAACTATTAATCAGTATCTAGGATTGCTGGGTCTCAAAGATGAAGACTGGATGGAGTATTGCAATGCTACTTACAAATTAGCTATCAAATTTACTGATTTTTATAAGAAAGGCGAAACTTTTTATTATCCTTTTGGAATTAAAGACTTGCAAAATACACAGCAAGGTGCTACAGATTGGTATGTTAAGAAAACAATGCATCCTGAACTAGACGTTAACGATTTCTATGAAAGTGTATACAGTTCAATGCCTATGATTTATCAAACTAAAATATTTGATAACAAAGACGGGCAGCTTCCTGGATTCAGCTGGCGCAATGATTCTGCTTATCATATGGATGCCACACTGTTCGGCAACTTTTTAAGGGATAAACTGTGTATTCCGGCAGGGGTAGTGCATGTGCAAGCACATATTGAACAAGTACTTAAAGACGGCGACGGGTACATTAGCGGTCTTAAATTAAATAACGGTGATACTCTCGAAGCTGATTTGTACATTGACTGCACAGGATTTAGATCATTGCTACTGGAGCAGGCTATGGGTGTTCCGTTTGAATCGTATTCGAGTCATTTGCCTAATAATCATGCATGGGTAACACACGTTCCATACACTATTAAAGAAATTGAAATGGAAAACGTTACTAATTGCACAGCACACAACAATGGTTGGGTGTGGAATATTCCACTATATAACAGAATCGGCAGTGGTTATGTTTTTTGTGACAAGTTTATCAGCAAAGAAGATGCACTGCAAGAATACAAAGACTATCTTGATAGTGAGGCTATGACGGTACTTAATCCGGCAAGAAGCAAACTCTGCGAATTTAGATTAATTGAAATCAAAAACGGAGCACATGATCGAGCATGGGTTAAAAATTGTGTTGGTATAGGTCTATCCTATGCATTTGTAGAACCTTTAGAAAGCACTGGTTTGTTGAGTGTTCAAGAATTACTATTAAAACTGTGCGAAACACTGCATAACAAACAGATCAATAAAATTCATGTTGATAATTTCAATTATGTAACCAACTATGTTATGGAAAGTTTTAAGAACTTTGTAACATATCACTATGTGTTTAGCTCTCGCAGAGATACTCCATACTGGCAACATGTTACTGAAAATATAGAAATGGATTCATTAATGTTTGATAGAAAACTAAACCAGTTACCGCCTACCGCAGCTGGCGATTTGGCAATCAAGTTACTCCAAACACATAGTATGCCTGCAGATCAGAGCATGGGCGGCATGCCTGATATTTTAGTAGGCATGCATGTGCTACCAGTGAGTGCCACACAAATGGCAGTTGTTAAGATGTTGATCGAATCAAGGCATGGATCAGTTCCAGAGTTTTATACCAGTCAAACTCAGGACTACTGGGATCAAAAGAAAGAATATATCAACTCTCTAACGGAAACTGCACCATCGCACTATCAGTATCTTAAAGAAAATATCTATAATGGCAAAGAATAATGGTGGCCCAAACGATTACAATACCTCTTTTTACTGCTCAAGAGTGTAAAGAGATTATAGAAGATTCAACCAAATGGGTTGAAGGTACTGTTGCAAAGTTTGGAAATTTTATAACTAACAAACAATTTCGAAGTGTTCAAATATGTAATCGAGGCCTAAGAGAAGACCTTGAAGATAAAATTTTTAAGGTAATATTTCTTAAAAATTCACAAACATACCGGTATCATTTAGAAGGTTACAACAGAATAGATCCTCCGTTTGTTTTTAGATATTCAGCCGATAGAGGTGATCACTATGTGTGGCATACAGATTCTATACCAGGTGACACTGTGAGAAAATTATCATTCACTATTCAACTCACTGATCCTACAGAATACGAAGGAGGCGATTTAGAATTTATGCCAGCGATCTCAGATCCAAAAATAAAACAACAAGGCATGATAACTATCTTTCCATCATTTATGACACACAGAGTAACTTCAGTGACTACAGGCGTGAGACATGCAATAGTAGGTTGGATACACGGCCCGGATTTTAGATGATGAAAACACCTATCAAAAAAATTGTTATAGTCGGTGGGGGTAGTGCAGGGTGGATGAGCGCCGCATTGCTATCAAAAAAGTTTCCTAACATTAAATTCGAACTTGTAGAATCCCCCGATGTACCTACCGTGGGTGTAGGCGAATCAACGCTCGGAACATTAAATTTATTTCTTCATCTTTTAGATTTAAATGACGAAGATTGGATGCCACACTGCAATGCCACACACAAACTGGCTATTAAATTTACTGATTTTTACAAAAAAGGTGAATCATTCTACTATCCGTTTGGACTAAAAGATAAGAAAAATACCACAGACGGTATTAGAGACTGGTATCATAAAAAATTGCTATATCCGGATACTCCATGGAATGACTTCTATGATTGTATGTACAGCAATATGCCTCTGATCTACAACAATAAAATATGTGATAACACCTCACACAAGTTAGAAGGTTACAGTTTTAAAAATGATGTGGCGTATCACATGGATGCTGCATTGTTTGGTGAATTTCTAAGAGATCAGATGTGTATACCTGCAGGAGTTACTCATACTAAACAGCACATTGAAAGCATTGTCAAGGAAGAAGATGGGTACATCGATTACTTGCTGTTGAAGAATGGCGAGAAAGTCAAAGGTGATTTGTATATCGACTGCACTGGATTCAGATCGCTGTTGCTGGAACAGACCATGGGTGTGCCGTTTGAAAGTTTTAACAATCTTCTGCCAAATGACAGAGCATGGACTTGTCATGTGCCATATCACGATAAAGAACTTGAGATGGAAAACGTCACAAACTGCACAGCTTATAACAATGGCTGGGTTTGGAATATTCCTCTATATCATAGAATTGGCAGCGGCTATGTGTTTAGCAGTAAATTTATCAGTGAAGAAGATGCACTGCAAGAATATAAAGACTATTTGAACAGTGATAAAATGACATATCACGATCCCAATCGTACAGACAATTTAGAATTTAGACTGGTCAAAATTAAAAATGGTACACATGACAAATGCTGGGAAAAAAATGTAGTGGGTGTGGGATTGTCCTATGCGTTTATAGAACCTTTGGAAAGCACAGGATTGTTCAGTGTTCAAGAAATGTTAGTATTGCTATTTCAAACTTTAGACAACGAACAAGTCAATAGGATGCATGTTGATTGGTTTAACTATATGGCCAATGTCACTATGCAAAGTTTTAAAACTTTTGTCACATGTCACTATACACTGTCATCTCGTAGAGACACTCCCTATTGGCAGCATGTCACTGAAAATATTGAATTAGACTATCGCATGATAGATAAAGAGTTGTCTGAATTGCATACTATAGCATCTGATATTGCTGGTAAAATGCTGAGATCGCACGAACTGGGTACTGGTGATGGAGGATTTCCTGACATATTTGTTGGCAATCATATGTTGCCCGTAAATCGTATGTCATTAGAAAAAATTAAATACGACGGGCTGTACATAGGCACAGCTAGAACTGTTCCTGCAATTTTTAATACTGCTACAGAAAACTACTGGCGGCAGAAAAAAGCAAAAAACGAGCATGTTGTTAACAAGTGTCCAAGTCATTATCAGTATTTAAAAACTAAGCACTACAAAGACAAAGAATAAAAAAAGCACCCTAGGGTGCTTTTTTATTGCGGGCTATTAGACAATTCATTTATGATGTTTGTAGGTCATAAACGGAATAGTAGGAGGAAGGTAGGGTTCGCCAGTGGTGTTAGCTAATGCTGCTGTCATTGTCAGCATCGCCACTCTAGTTTCTTCTAGATGTTGTGCTGCTGATTTAAGTTCCACAAGATCAATAAGGGCTGCAGGATCTGTTGGTATTGGATCTGTCCATGTGGGATCCGTAAGCAGTTCTTTAAAAATTGTATCTGCTTTTTCTTTAATAGCTATCTGAGTACGTTCAGCTATCCAATCACGAATGTGCGTATGAGGATTTTCATACATCCAAGCTAACATTTTAATATCATCATCTTCTAAATCAAATGTATATTCCACGGTTAAGTCATCGTTAGGATCGTCACGTTCGACGGGTGTCCAGTTAGGATTTTTTGGTGGTAAATCCACTGCTAGAATTATTGCGTCGCGGGTTCCTGGAATCGTAGTAGCACCATTAGCTTTAAGTTGTTCGATTGCTGTAGGAAGATATTCATCCTGTGCAATTCGTACTCGCCACTCTACTAGATTATCTATCCAATCAGAAGGATTAGCCACTGTGTGCTCTAGCATTTTGCTTTCTAGTGCTGTTAAAAAAACCGAAAATTGAGGCATGTTTTTGTATTCTCCGTTGTATTTATCCGATCAAATATCCGTTGAAAAACGAATGACTTGCATGGAATCTATTATTGTTGCTGGTCCAAGCACACCAAATGCTGACATAGTCTCCGGCAGCAAGATAGGTATCGGCTTGCCAGTTAACACCATGGGGATAAGGACTTCCATTACCGTGGCTCCATATACCGTGAGGTGTGCGGCCTGCAGACATAGAAACTCCACCGTTTCTGCCTAAACTCATGTGCATATGGCCTGTGGCGCTGGTCCAACTGGTATCGTTGTGTTGATAGCTTAGCCATTGAAAATTATAATGGCCGGCCACTGGTGCTGTATAACGACCATTGGTATAGTTAAAATTGGTGCCGCCGCGTTGATATCCGGTCCAGCCAAAGTTACTGTTGATTTCTTGCCAACCTGTTCCAGATCCTAATTGATTGTTGTACAACCAGCCTCCAGTTCCAGTGCTTTGAAACATGGGACTGCCAGTGGCCTGGGCAGTGCCTTGCAAGAATCTGCCGTTGGGGTCAAATCTCGCTCGTTCCACACCATTTGTACTGATACGCACGGTGTCGTCGTTGCCAAAGAAAATTCCCGTGTTGGTATTTCCGCTTAGTGCTATAGCTGGGGCAGCTGCACTGCCAGCGATAGTTCTCAAGGGACCGGTCATGGAGCTGCCGTTGCTATTCAACGGTGTGTATCCCAAGTTGGTGGTAGCTGCACCTGATGCGAGTTTTGTGCTGGCAATTGCAGCACTCCCGCTGATATCTGCATTCAGTATAGTGCGGTAAGTTACAGTTTTAGATGATAAATCTACTGCGGCTGCTAACTCAGTTGTGCCAATAGCACCTGTAGCGATCTTGGCTGATGTAACTGCATCAGTGGCCAGTTTTCCGTTGATTACTGCCCCTGAAGAAATATCCGCGCTGCCGATGGTGTTAGCAACGAACGAATCTGATGCAATTCTTTTAAAACTATTGTAGGTTGCCATTTATCTCGTTATCCTATTAAGTATCCGCACCATAAACTATGGTCGCCGTGGAATCGTATACTGGATGCCATGTAAGGTTGTGGAATGGCATAATCACTGGCATTTAAATATATCTCTAGTGTAGTCATAATTCCTGGCACGTGGTTGGCACTGACTTGGTGACCATATAGTGTATGAGGCACTCGACCTGTGACTCTGTCAGTGGCAATGCTACCATTGTATCCAATGTTCCAGTGAGTATAGCCAGCACTGTTATTAGTATCGTTATAAGCATAAGTCTGGCAATAAAAACTATACCAGCCAGCCACTGGTGCTGTAAAGCGACCGTTAGAAGACATGTTGCTGCCACCTTTCTGGGTCACTTGCCACGTCCAACCGCCACCGGGTTGTAAATTGTTTAGCTCAGTCCATCTATTGACGCCGCCGAAGCTATTGGCATAATACCATCCGCCATTGCCGCTGGCATGGAATGCTGGCAGATTTGGCTGAGTGTGCATGATATTGCTGCCGCTTTTGACAAAAGCGTTCGTGTTGCCTGCCGCAGTGCTGATCTGTACTTGGTCGCTGCCAGCAAAATGTATGCCAGTGTTGGTGTCGCTGCTACTGGCCAAAGACGGTGCTCCTGCACTGGCTGTAGGTAATTGCAATGCACCACTGAGTGTTGCGCCGGCAAGATTGGCTGGGGTATATCCTATGTTTGCAGCAATGGCTCCAGAAGCTAACTGACCACCAGCAATGGCAGCAGCAGCAATGTCGGCGTTGATAATTGGCCTATACGTGACGGTTTTTCCGCTGAGGTTTAGGTTACTGGCCAGCTGCGTAGTTCCCACTGCAGAGTCTTGTATATCAGTGGTTCGAACACTTGCTGAGTCAAAGGCAGCAGTTACTATAGAATTAGTACCGAGAGTCGCGCCAGAAACTGCCCCGTCGACAATGGCTTCGGTGTTAATTCGTTTAAAACTTGAATATGTGGCCATAAATTATCCTATTAACTGTCCACTAAAATATTGATGGCCAGCGTGATGTCGACTGCTGTTACCATGCCATACTATGGCCAGGCTTACATAATCACTTGCAGCCAAATCTATCACAGCACTATGACTATATCCATCATCGTAACTGTTGGTGTTTTGGTGCATGGCCATTATGTACGGACTACGACCGCCAGCGGTCCACCCTCTATTATTGTTCTTTCTAAAGAAAAGATGAACATAGTTTGGCGGAGTATTAGCATCGTTCAATAAATACCACCAAGTTGAAAATCTATAATATCCTGCCACTGGTGCAGTAAATCTACCGTTAGTGGTATTAAAATTTGTACCGCCAGCTTCATATGCGGTAGACCAAGCTGGAACGGTTGTGAGTTCTCTCTCGCCTGTTCCGCCGTAAGCGGGAGCATAATGCCAGCCAGTTGTGCCCCAAGCCTGAAACGCCGGATTCCCTGGTCTAGTAACAAAGCCGCTGCTGTTCACATTGACTGCTGTTGATCCGCCCGCCACAATGGCCACGTTATTGGTAGTTAGATTGATGCCTGAAGCAGTGCTGCCGCTGTTGATAATACTGGGTGCAGCCACACTGCCTGCGGGCACCAGTATTTGGCCTGTGACAGTATCACCAGCTTGATTGATAGGTGTAAATCCTAAATTAGTTGTTGCTGCGCCAGACGCAAGTTTTGCACCTGCGATAGCTGCCGTGGCTGATACATCTCCGTTGACAATTGCTCTGTAAGTAACTGTTTTACCGCTGAGGTCAATGGTTGACGCTATTTTAGCAGATGTAACGGTGCCGCTAAATGCTGCTGCGGGCACATTGGCATCGGTGATATTTGTCGCAGTTATTGTATTTGCGGCAATGTCAGCCGGCAATATAGTTGCACTAACTATAGCATCTGCGTCGATCTTCTTGAAACTTGAATACGTTGCCATCAGTTATCCTTAGACTGTGAGAATTCTCCAACCATAGGTTGCATTATAATATACCAAATTGAAAGCAGCACCTTCAGTGGTAACGGTTAAGTTATCTGCAGCTCCCATGATCAATTGTCCATTTCTCGCCACTGTGAGATTGTTGGTGTCAAATGTGTTGGCAATGTCATATATTTCTACATAATCGCCGGTTGAAGGACCAGATGGAAGAGTAAGTGTAACTGCCCCGGCAGTGGTGTTGCACCAGTATACACCCCCTGCTACTGCATCAGTGTTGGCAGTAACATCCACATTAACTGTGTTGAAAGCTACTGTAGATCCTGTTGCGCCTGTTGTGATTTTTCTTCCCATGATGTGTCCTTTTTATCAAGCAGTGGATGTTTCGATGCCGTAAACCACCGCCGACACACTGGTAGCACTTGATCTAACCACTAATAATTTGCCAGTATCTAACACAATACCCGTGCGTTCTAGTACACCTTTAGACGACAAAGTAGCATCAAATTCTATGTATTCTGCCGCCGCTGGGGTTGCCGCACTGGCAATAGCCAGTTGTACTGTGCATGTAGATGCTCCGCGATTACAGATACTCACGGTAGCCACCGTAAATGTACTTGCAGGGCATGTATACAATGTAGTATTGGTTGCTGCGGATAAATCCGCAATTCCTAATCTTCCTGTTGCCATAATTTATTCTCCATGATATATTTAGTTCAAAAAGTAGTTGAAGGCCAACGGAAGTCCAGTGACTCCGCCTCTGAACTCAAAGGTAGCATTCATCTTGATAGGTCCGCCGGTTACTGTTGTTATTACGTTAGAGCTGATAAAGACATTACCTGCTGTAACTGAGTTAACGTTCAAACTGGCTCCGCCTCCACCAATCTGTGATGCAATAAACGCCTTAATAGCTCGCTGTGTTGGCACAACGTTATCTGAATCTGCTGTAAAGAACGGATCTGTTGAGAATTCAGTAATTGTTGCTGAACCGCCGCCCAAAGTAACGTTACCCAAATTAAGTTCTTGCAGTCCGGAAATGTTAAATGCATCAGCATTCAAAGTTGCAATACCAGTTGATTGTTCAATTGCAAACAAATCACCAACTCGGAAGTTACCGTCTTGGTCAGTTGATGTAAAGAACACACGACCCCCGCCTGATTCTACTGCTTCATTAGCAGGTGTTGGTGGATTTACAGGTGCACCTGGATAGTTGGTATCGACAAAGCTACCTGTACCAATATCCAAGAAATCGTGACCTGTCAATCTAACCTGACTGTATCGCAGTCTCATCGCTATACTTGTACCGTCAGGTGGAGCTTCTGATATAGTTAGCGAAGGACTTATTTGTAAGAATGTGGTATATGAACCGTCATTCTCTCCGAGGAAAGTCACAGTGTTAACTAACTTGAACACTCTAGCAGGTAGATGGCTAAACACCACGTTGGAACCCGGTACAGGCTGCAGGCTAAGTCTGCGACTGGCCACAAATGAGCCTGGCTGGAATAAATCTGAATATCCGTCGCCGGTGTCTACTTCACCACTACCAGTAACATACTGTGTTCCTCTGTTTACAAAACTAGGATTAGCTAATACCCCACGATTCTTTCTCACGGTAGTCGGAGCTTCAAATGTGTTGTTAGGATCAGTAAATGTTATAGTTGGTACTGTATCATATCCTGATCCCGGTTCTACCATATTGACCTGGAAAATCTTGTTTTGTGATACCTTAGCACGGCCTGTAGCAGTAGCACCTGTTCTAATATAAGTAGCTACATCGCCTGTACCTGCTCCGACACCCACAAACAGACCGTATCTATTTCTATTACCAAAAGTGATTGCTGAGAAACCGCTGGCCGCTGTGGATGTAGTTCTTGCGGTCCAAGTAATACCGTCCGGCGATGTTGCTGCTGCTGTGGTTGTACTCACAGCAAGGAACACTCCTTGACCGTAAGTGATTTTAGTCCATTGTGCTGTCGAAGGTAATGTGCTGGCTACCCATGTTATACCGTCTAAACTATAAGCTGCAACTGTGCCGCTGGTATTTGAAATAGCAACAAATCTATTGTTACCATAAGCTATGCTGTTCCAGTTTGACGAACTAGGTAGTGTGCCTGCAGTCCATGTGCCTGCGACTGTGGTCGATGTAGCATGATTAGTCACTGCGGTGCCACTTTTAATTGCGACAAATCTGTTCTTTCCGTAGGCAATCGCAGTGAATCCAGTAGTAGTTAATGTACCAGTTTGATCCCACAATTCACCGTCGTTGCTGATTCTCACAGTGGTCACATCGCTGCTGACTGCCACAAATTTCTGTGCGCCAAATGCTACATCAACCCATGTAGCGGAAGTCTGCATACTGGCCGCTGCCCATGTTATACCGTCCGAACTGTATGCTCCAGTAGTATTAGCTGAAGTACCTGCCACTGCTACAAACTTGCTGACTTTACCTACTGTAGATCCATCGTCAAACAAGCCTGCGGCCATAGCTGACCATGCTGCTCCACTAGGCATCAAGCTGGCTCTTGTGTCCCAATTGATGCCATCTTCCGAAGTCGCACCCACTGTGCTACCACTTCGTAAAGCAACATATCTGCCGCTAATGCCGTAGCCACTGTGATCAAAGTCTATGATAGCACCTGTAGTAGAATTCACGGCGGTGATAGTGATCACTAGATCGTTAGTAGGTGTAGTGCCGCCGAGACTGGTGCCCAGTATGGTTATAGTTTGTAGTCTAGTGTACCCTGTACCTGCAGTCTGCACAGATGGTGTATATTTCCATCCGTTGCGTAGCACTGTGAATCTAGCGCCTGTTCCTGTACCTGCGTAGGTGCCAGTTAGTGTGGTATATACAGCAGCAGTTTCACCGTATTTCACGGCTCTCCAATCTCCGCTGGTTGGCAATGTAGCTGCTGTACTGGTGTATCCAGGCGCAGAGAACGTTACTCTAGGTTCTATAATGTAGGTACTGGAAGCGTCTGGTGATACAATTGTTGTGCCTGCTACTAGATGATCAAATCCTGCGGTGCCGTCTGATTCTTTGATCAATCCAGCCACCTTAGTGCCCGAATTGTATGTGTTAATTATACCAAACTGTCCTACAGCAGCACCACCAGTGATTACAACCTTCATGCCTATGTAGGCGGTGCTGGATTCACCGTCTGTGGCAGCAATGGTAATTGAAGTAGAAGTACCGCCCTGTGCAGTATTAGAGTTGGTGATATAACCAAAGCCTCCAAAGTTGCCTTCGGCTTCTGCAGCATTTGTACTGTCTTCTATCAAATCCAACATGCGGACTTGATATACTGCATCGTCACGGAATTCATCCGCTTCGACTACTGCACCAGTGCCACCACCTGTAAGTGCATAAGTAACTTCTGTATAGTCAATACCTGCATTGATAAATTCAATTTGCAGCAAGGCAGATCCATCAGTGATAACACGATCGATCGCAGCTTCGAATTGCAGTCTGTTGTCTACTATACCTGTGGTCGGAGATTCAGTGGAGTCAACTCCTTCTGCTACAGAACCAAAATCACCATAGGAGTTATTTCCGTTAGTGGCTCTAATACGTCCGCCATTTTCTGCTAGGTATGCGATGTGTGCGTAGTATGAGAATACAGAAACAAGTTCAGCACGACCGTTGTTGGTAATCCATGCACCAATACCATCACTGATAACCTGTGTGAAGTCATTGGAAACAATAGAATCATTGCCACCATTGTGTAATGCGCCGTCGATCTTTTGACCCACAGCCGCTGTACCTATTGTGGTAACACCTTGAACATACGGTGAACGTGTGATGATCCATGCACGATAATCTTCTGGACCCCAACCTGGATCCAACGAACAATAGGCTCCCGCTGAAACTCTTGATGTGCCAAATTCATTTTCAGCCAACAAGTCCCCGGTGAGTCCTTGTAGAGTTTGATCTCTTACGCCAGTGGCATCTCTGAGATAGTACATGTCCTCTTCTAGACTGCCTGTTACGCTGTTAGCGTAATATCTGGCTGCGAATCTAGATTTGTAGTTACCTGGATATTTTAAATCATACTTTAATGCATCAATATATGTGTTAACGTCTCTGAGGCAAGCATCGCTGCTGTAGAACAATGCTACTGCCATAGAACCGCTGCCGTCGACAGTGATGTCAAAGGCTGTGTTTGAATCTCTAGTGGTAGCAATTTTAAAAGTTGTGCTACTTACTACATTCTGCACATAGTAAGTAGTAGTGGTGTTCACTCCACCAAAGGCTGTGCCTGTAAATCGTATAGCAGCATTTCTACGCATCCATGCTGTAGATGTGCAAGTAAACAAGTCAGTGGCTGCTGTAGCTGTTGTAACTGTAGTAGAATAGGTCGAGTCAATGTAAGCATCAATTTCTGCTACAATGTACGATCTGTTACGCTCTAATTGTAACACAGCATAATCGACCATTCTGTTGCCTGTGGCACAACGACTGCCTTCGTTGGTTGCACCATATACAATGTCATCTAATGTGGTCATTAGTGTTTCAATGCGGGCTTGTGCAGTTGCGTTGCCGCCTACGTTGGCTTTGGCTAAGCCTTTGACATAGGTAAACGATGCACGAGTAGCTGTTTTCTGATTTAGACTGAATACATCAGCAGCCGTGGCTCTCAAATATGAGTATGCGGCTTCTCTAGTTTTGAAGTTGCTGTCGAACATAAAGTCAAACATCACAGCTTCTAATATCAATCTTACGTCTCTTTCACACTTGGCTGAATTGTAGACCAATGTAGGAAAGTTTGTGCTAATATATGTAGTAGCAGCAGTAACTATAGTTTCTTGTGCAGCATCTAATGTCACTGCGGCTGCTATCAATGCAGTAGTAGATGTAACAGCATTAGTAGCTGTAGGATAATCTATAACTTCCACAGGTATACTGATACCGGCGCCGTTGGTAAATGTAGCTAACACACTGCCACCGTATGTGGCTGCAAGTTGGAATGTGTTGGTGTTTACTGTGCCTACTACCCAATATTTGACACCGTTAGTTAATCCGTTACCAGTTTCTCTTGGAATTATCGCATCGCCTACACTTAATCCATGACTGTTGCTGGTAAGTGTGTCTGTACCAGATATAGTAGTAATTGTAATCTGTGGTGTTACAGCCTCAGTAGAGTCGCCTTGTATGATATTAGTAATGATGTCTACCAATGCTCCTACAGTGACTTGAGCAGTCGAACCGTTCGGTAAATCAGTACTGGTCCATTGAGTGGCGGCGTTGCCTGTAGATTTAGTTACAAGACTATTAGCAATAATCGCCTGCACCACAGTCTTTAATCTGCCGTAAGCGGCTACTGTGGCTGCGATTTCTGTGCTGTCAATCTGTAATGCTGTGCTGTTATCGCCGTCAAAGTAGGCTGTGCCAGCTACTAAAGTAGCCCAGTTACCGCCATAGGTCAAATCATAGCCCATAGCATCAACGATAAACGCCACATCACGTTTGCATTTGGTTCTGCTGTACTTTACTGTAGGATAGTTTACTGTCAAAAATGCAGTGATTTCTTCTTTGATAAATTCTTTGTTTTCACGAAGCAGTGCTCTTGCATCGCCAAATCCTGTTAAGAATGATGTATTATATCCTGTAGGGTCTGCAGAACTCTCCATGAATGTAGAGCTGATCTTAAAATCAATTTGATGCTGCATGACTCTGACCAACTGTGCTGCATCTGCAGCTTCTTCGGTACTGGCGTATGGAAATGCTGCGCTTTGAACTGCGGTATTACCTGAACTTTCTGTAACGTTGGCGCCTCGTACGATTTGATCAACCACTGTTTGTAATCTAGTCAATGCACCTACGCTGTATCCTGCATCAGATCTGTTAGTCAGGCTACCTGCAGGTCCTGCGTTAGTTGAACGCAGTTCGTCACCTTGTACACAGGTCTGTTCTGGCACAATGATCGGTAGTGTTTCACGATACTGTCCTGTAGCTATATTGATTAGATTGCTAGGACTACGTCTTGCTGGCACAGAAGCTATAGCTGCTGCTATCTGAGGTGCTGTAACTGCTGCTGCTCGTGCGGTGATTGCATTAGTGATCAGTGTAACTGATGCTGTTACTGTGGCTAATGCTTCAGCTTCTGCTGTAAGATTGCTGTTAAAATATTGAGCCACTGTAGCAGTGGAATTATCGCCGTTCAGTGTCTGATAATTTATTGTTGGAGCTGTCTGTGCTAAAACATTGCCAACAACTGTGAGCATGTAGTTGTAGGCAGCTACTGATTGATCGCCTTCAATGGCTAATCCTGGATATGCTTCTGTTTCACCTTCGCTGAGTCCGCCAATCAATGAATTAGCAACACCGCGTGATTTAACATTACCGCCATGGCACAGATCATAGATCACAGCATCTAATGTAAAGCCTACATCTCGCTCGCATTTGAAATCATCGTAGTCAAAACTTTCCCAAATACTTCCAACTCCGGCAGTTGTGATCTGGCGCTGAATAAATTCTGTGACTTCACGTTGAACAAATACCCGGTTCAGTTCTAATAGATATCGTGCATCGGGATTTCTAGGACCACGTTCTACTTGTTCACAAGCATAGCGAATGGTCTTAAATGGTTTGTCCCAAGTTTTGCCGTGTACTGGTGATGGTAAATCAACGCCTGTAGGTGCTACAAAATATGTGTGATCTACTTCACCTAAAGTAACCCATTCTGGATCGGTACCGTTAGAGGTTAATACTTGACCTTCACGTCCAACAGGTAATCTAGTAGGACCGGATCCGCTGTAATAGACCAAATCTCCACGAACTGACAGAATATCAGTTTCGGATCCCACACTTAATAGGCTCCAGTATGTGCCTGTACTATCTTGATCGGGTCTGCTGTTGGCCTGTCCGCCACCTGTTGCACCCACTGTGGATCCGTCATCACCTTCTGACCTATGAGCTAATAAACATATGTAGGCATTTGCGCCAAATCTTACAGCATCACCTAGCAGATAATCTCGGTCATCTGACCATAGACCTTGCCAACTGATACCGGCATTGAGTCTTGACCAGTATGTGGTGTTTGGTGGTTCTGCAGAAACTGTTGCAGTCATTGTGCCGCTGGCGTCGGCTGTGATATTAAATGTTGTACCGCCTGGGGTTGTTGATACAGTAATATTACCTGCTGCTACTGTTTTTACATAATACCTAGATGTGGTAAACACATTACCAAATGTTGTGCCAGTAAATCTTACTGCCATACCCACTACTATACCTGCGGTTGAGGCTATAGTAAATGTGTCAGTAGATGCTGTTACTGCTGTAACAGTGTAAGTATTTGAAGGAGAATCTTGTGCGGCCAAATAGGTATAGCCGCCTATGCTGACTACTTCGCCTATCTTATATGATGTGGTATTTGCCCACGCAGATTGAAATTTAAACCCTTCTGTATACAGATCCCATCTTGACGGTTGTGTTGTAGGTGTTTCTGTAGCATCCACAGCAGTATGCACAGTTTTTGCAATGTATTGATTTCCGCCATATCGTACAATGTCACCTGGCTGATACAGAGTTGCATTATTCCATGTATCTTCAAATTCTGTGCCTTCGGTGAATTGACTCCAACGACCTGCGGTGCTGTCTGTTAAGAATGCCGCATCTGCAGTATGTTGAGTAACACAGATCCATAATCCAGCACCGTATTTTACTACATCGTTGACTTTATATCTAACAGCAGTGGTCCATGTGCCTTTGTATTCTATTCCTTGGTTGAAGGTATCCCATTTGGCTTGATCTGCTTCTAGGCCCAGTGCTGTGGTTGCAGCAGAAGTATGGTAAAGATTACACACATAAGTATATCCGCCGTATTGAACTAGATCATTTACTTTGTAGCGAGTAGCCACTGTCCAATCGTTTTTCCAATCAAATCCTTCTGCATACAAAGTCCATTTGGCTTGATCTGCTTCCAACCCAGACGCTGTTGTAGCTGCAGAAGTGTGACTGTCGTTACAGATGTAAAGTACACCACCGTACTTGACCACATCGTTCAGTTTATACAACGTCGACACATTCCAATCGCCGGTCCAACTTTGACCGTCGCTCATCTGATTCCATTTGGTTGGATTGTATTCTAAATCTGTGTTGAAATCCGAAGCAGAAGTGTGCCCTACCGCACAGATGTATGTGCGGCCACCGTGCCTTACTACATCATCTATGTAATAGGTGGTGGTTGGAGACCATGTGTTTTTCCAAACAAATCTGATTCTACCTAATTTAAATTCTGCCATTTTCTACTCCGTATTCTATATTTAGTTTGTTACGTAAATCATCTAAACGACTTGTAAAACATTGTCTGTGCCAACATCATACCACTTATTCCTGAATTTGCACTGTCAAATTCTGCCCTTGTTGGTACTATGATTTTTATATTAGCTGTGTTGTTAAATCTATCTGGTCCTACTAATACAGTACCAGCAATAAAACTACCTACCGCTATTTCTGATCCACCAATACTTAGTCTTCCAGCAAGGTATGCTTTAATTGCTCGCTGGGTAGGTACAATGTTATTAGAATCTGCTGTGAACAACGGGTCTGTAGAAAATTCTCTAACTACCGCACCTGTTCCGCCTACTCTAATACCGCCTAATCTTAGTTCTGATAATCCTCCCAGATCAAAGAAATCTGAACTAATGGTAACAATACCTGTAGCCTGCTCAACCGCAAACAGTTCACCAGTTCTAAAGTTACCGCTTTGATCAGTTGAAGTGTAAAATACTCTGCCACGATCTAGTTCTACAACTTCGTTTTCCGGAGCAGGAGTATAGAACCCAGAATATAACTCTGGATAATTAGTTTCTTCAAAATTACCAGTACCTACATCTAAGAAATCATGTCCTGTAATACGGCATTGACTAAATCTAGTTCTAATGGTTATTTCTGTTAGATGTGATAGATTATCGCGAACTTTGATTTCTGGTGATACGCGAATTAATGCTGCCAGTCCTCTATCTGTCTGGCCTATCTCAGTGATAGCTACCAGTGTATATGATCCGGACAATCCTGCAATAGTCAAGTTAGCTCCGGGACCAGGATATGCAAGCAAATCGTTTATAACAATAAATTTACCAGAAGGTATCACGTCTGAAAATCCGTTGCCTGAAACTGTGACTGAGGTACTTTGAGTGCGATATCCCAGTCCTCGGTTGATCCAACTGGTGCTGCCTATAACTCCGTCAGCTGTTCGAACTTCGATGCGAGCGTCAGACCCGTTGTTAGGATCAACAAATGTACATGTAGGCCCTTCTGTATATCCTGAACCTGGATCCCACAGTTTCACTGAACGAATAATACCGGAACTCACAGTAACTCGACCCATTGCTCTTGCACCGGTCTGTATCTTGTTAAATGTATCTGTGTTGTCTATGGCTATCCACATCGGTGTGCTTTTACCTACTGTAGAATCTCTAGAGTCTACATAAGGATTACCAAATGCCACGCTGACCCATTCTTTAGAAGAAGCTAACGTTCTTGAAGTCCACACTACGCCATCTATAGATTGTGCTGCATAGTTTGAAGGTCCAGCTGTCGGATCGGCACCGATGTTGCGGGCACCAGTATCACCTATAGCAAAGAACACACCCTGTGCATAACGAATCTTCTTCCAATTGTGTGCTGTACTTCCGTCCTGTGATGGCATGGTAGCAGGCAACCAGGTCGCTCCATCAAAACTATATGCCACGTCACCTGTATTGGATATTGCAACAAATCTATCGTTGCCATAGGCAATGCTGACCCAATCTTTAGAACTAGAGTCTTCAACCACGTCCATGATATAGCCAGTCCACGACCAAGTGTTTAACGTGGAATTGTAGGTGCCTACTGCCACAGTATTTGCAGTGTTGGCTAATACCACATATCTGTTTTTGCCGTAGGCCACATCTACCCATTCGTTTAGTGTAGAGTCGCCAAATGTAGGTAGTGTTACCGTGCTCCAGCTTGTACCGTTGAGACTGTATGCAGCCGAGTTTGAATTTGTAGCCACAGCAATAAATAGTCCGCCACCGTAGATCGCAGAATTCCACTGTCTCGATGCTGGCATGGCTCTGGTGGCCCAGGTGATACCGTCTGTAGAACTGGCGGCTACTGAGCTGCCTGTACGTATCGCTACGAATATGTGATTTCCTAAAGCTGGATAACGAACTCGCCCTGCTGCCAAACACTTCCAGTCTCCGGAAGTGGGCATGTTAAAATCAGTCCAGGTAGTACCGTCTTCACTGTAAAGAGCAGCACTACCGCCAGTAGACACAACAACAAATCTTCCGCTGGCAGCTTCATTGTCTTCGCCTGTGCCATAAGTTTTTTGTTGTGCAGTTAGAATTGAGTTGGTACTGTCATCGCTGACCGTGGTTACTAAAATCAGTAGGTCGTTGATTGGTGTTGCACCGCCTATAAGATCCCCGTCAATAGTTAATAATTGGCCTGCTTCGTAGCCTGCACCGCTATTATTGATTGTAATTGTGTAGTCTCTACCTTGTTTTACGACATTAAATGTAGCTAATGCTGCTGCCACATCTATAGTAGTACCTGTACCAGATTCGTTAACTGCTATATTAGTGTATGTTTCTGTGGTTTCACCGTAGATGATTTCAGACCATATAGTATTCACAGGCACTGTGATCTGTGTGGCTGAATATGCGGGTGCTGAAAATATCACTCTTGGTTCAATTCTATACACGGTATTTGTTAACAATGGAACAGTAGCAGGTTTGCCTGGAATAACATGATCCCATCCCGGTTGATCATCAGATTCTCTAGCCACAGTTAATACTTTAGTAACATTATTATATGCCGTGATATATCCATACTGCCCGGTGCCTGCACCGCTGGTAATGATAATTCGCATGCCAAGATATTCAGCAATAGAATTTGGATCAGCAGTGGCTAATGTAATAGTGGTAGCATCGCCAGTCTGAGCATTATTTTGTACGACACTGTACCCGCCGCCACCTATGGCCTGCGCAATTTGTGCAGTACCGGCATTGGCATCTATTAATCTTGCTTGAAATACTGCATCGTCGCGGAAATCTTCAAACACTACGTTAGCGTTAACACCAGCTCCAACAAAGGTAGCAGTTGCACTGGAATAGTCTTGGCCGGCGTTGTTCCATTCTAAAATCTGTATTTCGTCAACAAAGTCCCCGGCAAATGCTGCTGCTACTATGGCCTGTTGTGCTCTGGTATAATTTCTTGCAATTACTGGAACTTCAGTAGCGTCGATGCCGTCTGCAATTGCTCCGTATGTTCCGTATGACGAGTTGCCGTTAGTGGCTCTGATTATACCACCGTCTTGTGCTAGGTAACCGATGTGTGCATAATATGAGAACACAGATACCAATTCAGCTCTAGCATTGTTCAACACCCATGCACCAATACCATCGCTGAGAACCTGTGTAAAGTCGTTGCTAACTATAGATCGATTGCCGCCATTGTGCAGAGCGCCGTCGACTTTTTGGCCAATACATCCAGTACCAATAGTAGTAACACCTTGAATGTATGGTGAGCGAGTGGTGATCCATACACGGGTGTCTGCAGGTCCCCATCCAGGATCTAATGACACATATGCTCCGCCCAACGGCAGTTGATAAAGATCAAACGCCACTGGCGGGTTTAACTCTGATTCTATGCCTTTGAGAGTGCAGTTTCTAATACCTGTAGCATCTCTCACGTAGAACATATCTTCTGTCTCGGTACATCCTAAAACAGCATTTCTATAATAGCGGGCAGCAAATAAAGATTTGTAGTTTCCGGTATAGATAATATCATATTTCCATGCATCGATGAAAGAACGTACAATGGTGTTTACCAGTTGTGGATCTATATCATAATTGGCATAAAACAGATCAAGATAAGCAACTGCTTCTGCTACAATAAAAGACTTGTTGTTTTCTAAAATAATTGTGGCATTTATTTTATTGTTGTCTGTAGACTGTGTATTAGATCCAGTGACTGTGGGATTAGATCCAGTACTGTCTACAAAGAATGCAATATAACCTTTGATATTGGTTATGAGATTTCTTATTTGGGTAACTGTTCCAGCATCAGAGGTTCCGGGATTAGTTGTGAAGATCGGCATGTTGACAACATCAACCCCTGTTTGTATCTGTCTAGGTTGAGGAAGAACTTGAGCTACACTATTATTAGGACTAGGAGTAATTGAATTTCCAAGCAGCAATGATCCCATAAAATTAGAAATATGTGTGAGATATGCTGCGACATATGTGCTGTCTTGAGCTAGAGCAGGATTAGCTGGCGCTGGTTTGATTGTAGTTGATCTAAGTTCTGCTCCTAGCACCACAGTTCGTCGTGGAACTATAATCGGAGTTACTTCTACGTATTCTCCCACAGCAACCTTGATAGTGGTGTGGCCAGCAAACCCGTCGTCTACTTGTTCGCAGGCATAGCGTATGGTTCTCCAAGGAAGAAACTGGCTGGTACCACGTTCTGGATCTGTGTTGTCATCAACTCCGTCCAAACTTACATATTTTACCCTGGCTAGGTCGCCCCAGAACGCATAGTCAACACTGTTTTGGTCGTTGACTATTACAACTTGATTTTCTGATCCTATATGTACTGCTGCAGGACCAAACGTACTGCCGTCAGCCTGTAACGATCTCGAAAGATCATAACTTAATAAATCGCCTCGTTGAAACATGCCGGAAGGTTGACCGGCTTGCAGTACTAAATCCCAATAGAAGAAACCGGATCCGTTATCGCCTGGGAAATTTTGATCTGTGGAAGTGTGTTCAACGTTACAGACGTAGGTGTTGCCAAGAAATAACACAGCATCGTTGACACTGTATGCCTCATCTTCGGACCAGCCACCGCGCCACTGTTGTCCTACAGTGACTATTTCCCAATTTCCTGCATCTAGGTAATCTAGTGAGCTGCCGTCACTGGTGGTATCTGCTGTGGCAATATATAAATTTCCACCACGACGTACAACATCACCTATCTTATAATCTACATCAGCACTCCATGTACCTATAAAATTAACTGCTTTAGATAGCACCCTCCAAGTCGCAGCGGCTTCTGGCGGAATAGCACTGGCATAATTATTTGCAGCAGCTACGTAGAGATATCCACCGTGTCGAACGATGTCTCCAATAGCATAGTATACCGAGGCCGACCATGTGTCGTAAAAATTCTGTCCAAGAAATTCTGTAACAAAATTAGCATTAGTGATACTTCCGCCGGCAGTGTGTCCGACTACGCAGCGAAGAACACTGCCTCCGTATTTCACAAGATCGTTAAGTCTGTATCGCGTAGCAGCGGCCCATTCACCTACATATTGAATGCCTTCGTAATAGACTTGCCATAGTTCACCCGTGCTGTCATCCTCAGTATCATTGTTGCCTATCTCAAGACCTTGTGATGTGGTACCAGAGGTATGACCTACTATACAGCGATAGACTATACCGTTGTATCTTACTATGTCTCCCTGCCCATATCGTGTAGACGGAGCCCATGCTGAGCGCCAATTATCTGAAGAAAGATACACAGCCCAATTTGCAAGACTGGCATCAAATGTAGACTGTGAAGTATGACTGGTCACACATAGATATATTATGCCGCCGTAAAGAGCAAGGTCGCCTGGATTATATAATCTCGAAGGGCCGACCCAAGTTCCTCTCCATTCATTGCCGTCGGTCATCTTGAACCAAGCTGGAGTTGGGGCTGTGTCGCCTGGATTAGCTAGATATATTTGATCGGTGGCAAATGCAGATGCAGTGTGCTGTCGTTGGCAAATCCATGTGGATCCTCCGTATTTGACTACGTCATCTCGATTGTATGCGGTGGTAGTACTCCACAAATTTCGCCATGTATATCTAATTCTACTGATCTTAAATTCTGCCATGATTTATTCCGTTAACTTGATGTACCTGCAGGATATGTGTATCCCTGATTTATTCGTTGTGTTAATCTTCCCTGATTGTCAATGTAATATAATAAATTTCTATTATCCCATCGATATTGTGTCCATACCAAATTTTCATATTCTATTTCATGGTCCGGGCCAATGCCTTCGAAATAGTCGACACCTGGCTCAAAATCTTCAAAGTTTTCTTGTGGGGCGCCGGGGAGATTTAATTCAATACTGTCTTTGTCTTTGAGTTGATCGCTTCTCAAAAGAAACAACTCGCCGTCTTGATTTCTGCGCAGAGCGTACCAATATCTTGGGGAATCTCCTAATGCTTCGTCTGGGCTTTGACCTAAATAATATGTACTTGGCATAATATATCCTTATGATATTTCAACGTAACTGATTGTAATGTCTACACTGTCTTCAGTATCTGCTTCAATACGAATACCCGAAGTTGCAGGTAAAATTAATTTCTCACCTTGTGTAATAACTTTGACCGCACTGTTAGGAGCTATAACAATACCTCGCACATAAGTAGCCTGTGTGGAATTTTCATCTACGACATACATGTTAACAACCACAGTGTCGTAGTCAGTGACATTGGCAATGTTGCAACCAATCACTGTGGCTCTAACTCCTTCTTGAATCTGTAACACATCTACAGGTGTAATACCTACTGATGTTGTAACTGCGTGTCTAAATAGGGTTGGCATTTTATTTTTATCCTAACATTATAGCAAATGATGCTGAAATATCGTTGGCTGTGGTTTCAGATACAGCACCGCTTGACCCAGCTGGTGATGCCCAAGTTAACCCGTCCCATACTTCTAAGGCCTTTGAGTTTATGTTATATCTAGTCATACCCAATACTGCATATGCAGTTGGCCTCTGAGCGTCGTCACCCCTAGGAAAAACAAAACCATTAGTGCCCTGAATCTTAAAATATCCTGTGCCAGACTGTGCTATTTGCGTGATAGCGTTGGTTGACACGTTTGTGATAACGTTATCTACTATACGGAAATTACCTAGTCTTACACCGCCTGCGCCGTTACCGTCAATGTAAAGATCCGACCCAGTTGTGGTAGTAATTTCGTTATCACGAAACATTAAATTACCAATATCTAATGTTGGTACATTCAATGCTGTTGTAAAAAACTCGTTGACGTAGATAGATCTCCAACGGAATGTAGGAGATCCTAAATCAAAAGTGTTATCAGTTTCTGGTACTAGGTCACTGCGTATGCTGGCGTTGATCACAATATTATCTGTGAGCGCATCGCCAATGGTTATGTTACCGCCAATAACTATATTTCCAGTAGCGTTAACATTACCTGATACTGCAAGATTTCCAGTGACATTGGTATTGGCTATGATGTTAACTGTGCCGGTACCGTTGGGATCGATTTCTATGCTGCTGTTGCTGACAGTGGTCGATATGATATTGCCCTGCAGTTGTAGATCGTCTATCTGCAGTCTTGCGTGATACACCGTGGCTTCACCTGCTGCCGCTGCAAAATTTATAGTGCCGGAATCACTGGTGATAGTATTACCAGTAAAGTGCAAGTTTCCAACATTTAATTGATTGTCTACGGTGATATTTGTAGACCGGGTGTGTCCGTTGACATCGAGGTCAACCGTGGGGGTCGCTGTGCGTATCCCGATTCGAGAATTCACAACATCTAGATAGAGTAGGTCTGTCTCGAATGCCAAATTTTCGCCTGCGCGAAGAAGATTTGACTTCAAGAGCTGACCGGAAATGCGACCGATAGCCATTAGCTCTCCAATTTACCCGGTGT